AAGAAAAAATAAGATATTCAGAGATATTTCATTCCGTACAAGGTGAAGGACGTTTTGTAGGAGTACCTAGTGTATTCTTTAGAACATTTGGTTGTAATTTTCATTGTCATGGCTTTGGACAAGGACGAGATAAAAGCAAATGGCTAAAACCAGAAGAGATGCCATATGCTACACAAGACTTATCACATATAAAACACGTTAGAGATTTACCAGTTGTAGAAATTGGCTGTGATGCAAGTGCCAGTTGGGCGGCTAGATATAAGCATCTTGTAGACTGGGACAATACTGATACAATTGCACAAAAAATTCTATCATACACACCACAAGAAAAATGGACTTGTGATAATGGACAAGATATACATTTTATTATTACAGGTGGAGAACCAATGATGTGGCAAAGACAAATTGAAGCATTATTAAGAAATGAGAAATTTCGTGATTTAAAAAATATAACCTTTGAAACAAATTGTACACAACCATTTAAAGACAATTTTGATAAATTTTTACATGGTTTAGTAATGGGAGACTTTACTAAAGATCCAATTCATATAACTTGGTCAACATCACCAAAACTATCAATATCTGGAGAACATTGGGCAAAAGCAATTATGCCCGACGTTGCAAGACAATATGCAGAAATACCAAACACACATTTATACTTTAAATTTGTGGTAATGGATGAACAAGATTTGGAAGAAGTTGAAATGGCAAGAAAGGCATATAATGAGTATGGCGTAAATGGAGACATTTACTTAATGCCAGTTGGAGCAACAGTAGAAGGACAAGCAAAAACAGGTAGACAAGTAGCGGAAATTTGTTTAAAATATGGATATAAGTTTTCACCAAGATTACACGTAGACTTATTTGGAAATAAATGGGGAACTTAAAAGGAGAACTATGACAGAATGGATATTAGGATTAATTGCTTTTGGAGTATTTGTATACTTTGTACCTTATAAAAATTTACAAAATATACAAGATTTACAAAAACAAGGTCTAGCAAAATTAGATAACATAATAGATTTGTTAAAAAATAAAGAAGAAAAGTAATGAAAATTAAAAAAACAGTAAAGAAAACAACAAAGGAAACACCTTTAAAGGACAAAATTCCTGCAAAAGAATCTTTAAAACCAAACAGTAAAAAAGGTTCAAAACCATGGGTTAAAGTTCTTAACATGGATGTTAATCCTGACAATCCAAGAAATGGATTTTTTGAACTAGATTGGAATAAAGAATTTGTTAATATGTTGCAACAAAATGGTTATAAAGGCGATACTGAAGAACAAATAGTTGATAAATGGTTTCAAACTCTTTGCAGAACAATCGGCAATGAACAAGGTCAAGAGATTACTGGTGCAGGTTACGTACAAATTAATAGACGTGACGACGGTAAAACGGAGGTATCATAATGGGATATTTTTTACTTGGAATATTAGTAGGTTGGCTAGTTCCTCGTCCTAAATTTATAGGAAGAGCAGAAACGGCAATATGGAGACCTATTAAATCAAAACTTCCAAAATCTGTTCAAAACTTTTTTGGATAAATGACACATATATTAGTAGACACGGCAAATACTTTTTTCCGTGCTAGACACGTTATTAGAGGCGATACTAGTGAGAAAATAGGTATGGCTATCCATATAACAATGAACTCTATTAAAAAAGCATGGGCAGATTTTAATGGTTCACATATGGTATTCTGTTTAGAAGGCAGAAGTTGGCGTAAGGATCATTATGCTCCATACAAAAGAAATAGAAAAGAAGTTTTTGAAGCAATGACTGAAAAAGAAAAAGACGAAAATAAAGTATTTTGGGAGTGCTATGATGACCTTACTAATTTTATTAAAACAAAAACAAATGCAACAGTATTACAAAACTCACGTGTCGAAGCAGATGACTTAATTGCACGTTGGATAGACAAACACCCAAACGATAAACACGTTATTTTAAGTACAGATAAAGATTTAAACCAACTTGTAAACGAAAATGTTAAACAATATAACGGTATTACAGAAACAACTATTACACACGAAGGATGGTTTGATAATAAAAACAATCCTGTAATAGATAAAAAAACTAAAGCACCAAAAGGTGCACCAGATATTGAATGGATTATATTTGAAAAAAGTATGCGTGGAGATCCTTCAGATAATATTTTTAGTGCATATCCAGGTGTAAGAACAAAAGGCACAAAAAACAAAATAGGATTAAGAGAAGCATTTGGAGATAGACAAACAAAAGGTTATACATGGAATAATTTAATGCTAACAAAATGGGTAGATCATGACGGAAAAGAACATAGAGTATTAGAAGATTTTGAACGTAATAAATTATTAGTTGATTTACACGCACAACCAGAAGCCATTGTAGAAGAACTAGATCAAACAATTACACAGGCTAAAGCAGAAAATAAAAGTATAGATCAAGTTGGAGTCAGATTTATGAGATTTTGTGCCAAATATGATTTACAAAAAATATCTGAACAGGCACAACTATATGTTGAACCATTTAATGCAAGATTAGTATTATGACAATAAAAGCAAAAACACTTGTTAAAGACAAATTTTGGATTGTTGAAGAACACGGCCAAAAATTAGGTACCCTTCAAAAGAAAGATGATAATGGTTGGATATTTCTTAACAAAGCAGACAAGCGACAAGTATATGTAACAAAAGAAAGTTTATTTCAACAATTTGGAGTAGGAATATTCTCCCATGATATTGTTTTAGATAAAACTGAAGACGATGATGAAACAGATAAATTTTTAGTACATGGATTTCCTTGTCCACAAAAACCTTATAACTCAATGTTTGATGTACAAAAACATTTACCCATTTATACTAAAACACCAAAATCAAAAAGTCTATTTTGTGCAGGTTATTATATTATTTGTTTTGAAAAAGGATGGCGTAAAGCATATTGTCCTAAAGTTATTACACTTCAAAGATATGAATATAAAGGACCAATAAAATCTAAAATAGAAATGCAACAGGTATTAAACAATGCAGTCAAAGAATACACAAATAACCAAAATCCAAACACGTCCGATTGAGGATTTTATTGCACGAGTAAGAACTTCTCGCAATAAAGGTGATAAGGAAATACGCATAACAGCCAAGGAAAGCCAACAACTTGCTGACTCTTTATCACAAGTCATGGTAAGATTAGTTACCATACAAGAAGAAATCATTAACGCACTCAAAACTGCCAAGGAGGCCTCAACAATTAACGTCGAAATGGACGGAGGCAAGTTCTCAGGAAAATAGTCTACAACTTTAAATAAATAAGTGTAGATTATGAGTAGACCGAAACCGACAGTAATATTACAGAATTCCAACAAGGAAACGTATAAACTAGACGAAGTACTTGCGGCGGAAGGCATATGGGCAGTTTTTTATGAAGGCAAACCTATTAACTTAAAAACCTCAAGTTTGGTCGCAAACTATCCTGGTCCAAAGTACAAAAAAGTTTCATTCTCTAATCCAGGACACGCAGAAAATCTAGCAAAAAAATTAAATGTACAACATAAAACTGATAAATTCGAAGTGTATATTTTAAAAACAGGTGAAAAATTTGCTAGATAAATGTCTATAAACCCTCCTAAAAGTAAAGAGTTAACTCTCCCAGTCCAATGCTATGCTCGTGGTAAAGGTTCAACCATATACAAAATGAGATATTGGGATGGAGGATATGGCCTAGATACAAAAAAATTATTTGAACAGCATATACGATTATATCCCAAAAAAATGAAACCATGGCTAAAAACAGTAATCAAATATGAAAGTAATAGGTATGGTTTTAGATGCTCCGACCCACTAACTGATAAATTTAAAGGTCCAAAATATATGGCCGTTGGCTGTTCAAGAACCTACGGAGTTGGTATTCCTGCCAAACAATCATGGCCAGAACGACTTGGTGAAATGTTACCAGGAAAAATGTATAATATGGGTGTAGGAGGTGGTTCATTAGAAACTTGTTATAGACTTGTTAAATGGTGGATCTCTTTAATAAAACCTAATGCTGTATTCATGCTTGTTCCAGCAAATTGGAGAAGAGAACTTATAATGAATAATGGACGAAACATAGATCAAATAAGTGAAGGACACTTTCTTGCCAATACTCTTAAAAAAGTTGGCACAGGACTATCTGATAATTTACATCAAGAATGTATTACTGACGCCATACATTATAATTGCGAAATGTTAGGTGCAAAATTATTTGTGTTAACACAAAATTGGGGAAATGATCAGGCCGATCTTGCTAGAGATTTAGTACACCCAGGTCCAATACAACATAAAATATGGGCAGATAGATTTTACCACAAAACACCAAAATCACTAAAAACATAAAATTATTACAATAATTAAGTATATGGATGTAAAAACAGCATACACAAAAACGTTCCTGATGCTTAAAGATCAATCTTTACATGATGAAAGTATAAAAACTGCCTATTTTACATGGTGGCAAAATGTTAGAGAAAAATACCAATCCAGATCATTAAGACTTACTAAAGTAGGTTTCGAATGGATAAAAGATTTAGATATTAAAGTTTACGAGATTAAATTTCCAGCAAAAATTATATTCACTCCACAAACCTTCCTTTGGTTAGACGAATTTGTAGATTGCCCATACTACATAGATAAGAAGCAGATTGTAGTAACTATGGAAAAAATGGCTCTACAATTGATGTTATTTGCTGGAGATGTCACAAAATACGGTTTAGCACGGGCAATGAGCAAGGCAGACGATCAAAAAGACTAGTAAAATAGCGACTTTTTAGTGGTTGACGTATTACCGTTTCATGTTATTATAGTATTATAGCAATTAACAAAAGGAGTGTGTAAATGCCTAAATCAAAAAACAAAGAACAAGTAATTGGTTCACAAAATAGAACGGTTACGCCAAACGAGGCAAAACTAGCATTGAGCCATTGTATTAAATTACAAAGACCAATAATGATGTGGGGAGCACCAGGTATTGGTAAATCCGACATAGTTAAACAAATAGCAGATAAACAAAAAAGAAAAGTTATAGATATTAGACTTCCATTATGGGAACCTACAGATATCAAAGGTATTCCTTATTACAACGCAAAAGAAAATAATATGGTATGGGCCGCACCGGCTGAATTACCAACAGATGAGAAATCAACTGATATTATTTTCTTAGATGAAATAAATTCGGCGGCACCGGCAGTACAGGCGGCGGCGTATCAACTTATATTAAACAGAAGAGTTGGACAATATAAACTACCAGATGGCGTTTCAATTGTAGCGGCTGGTAATAGAGATTCAGATAAAGGTGTTACTTTTAGAATGCCGGCTCCATTAGCCAACAGATTTGTTCACATAGAATTAAGAGTAGACTACGATGACTGGATGGAATGGGCAACATTTAATCACATTCATTCAGATGTTGTAGGTTATTGTACATTCGCAAAACAAGATTTATACGATTTTGATCCAAGAGGATCAAGTAGATCTTTCGCAACTCCAAGATCATGGAGTTTCGTATCACAACTTCTATCCGATGACCTGCCTGAAAACACACTCACTGACCTCGTAGCAGGTGCGGTAGGAGAAGGCCTGGCTGTTAAGTTTATGAATCATCGTAAAGTTAGCGGCCAGTTACCTAATCCTTCCGATATATTGAGTGGTAAGGTTAAGGATTTAAAATGTAAAGAAATATCAGCGATGTATTCACTTACAGTTTCTTTATGTTATGAACTACAACAAGCACATCAAAAAAAGTCTAGAAACTGGAACGAACAAGCAGATAGATTCTTCCACTACATGATGGATAACTTTGAAACAGAGTTAGTTGTTATGGGTGCCAAGATTGCATTGACAAATTATAAACTTCCGTTCGATCCTAGCAAGTTGAAATCATTTGATAGGTTCCATAAGAAGTTTGGCAAGTATGTCATAACTGCTATGGAGTCTAAATGATAGGTACAACTGATCAACAAATTATAGATAAACTAGTTACCGCAAGGATTGCCTTACTATTAAAACATCCGTTTTTTGGCAACCTTGCTACAAGACTTAAACTTATTAATGCAAACGATTGGTGTCCTACTGCTGGTACAGATGGTAGAAATTTTTATTATAATACTAAATTTATTAATTCATTAACACCTAGAGAAACAGAATTCTTATTTGGTCATGAGGTTCTACATAATGTATTTGAACATATGTTAGTTAGAATTGATAGTAGACAACCACAACTTTGGAATATTGCGGCGGATTATGCAGTTAACCAAATTCTTGTAGAACAAAAAATTGGTGATATGCCAACAGGTAAAAAAGGTGAGAACAAAGGTTTCCAAGACGACAAGTATAAAGATTGGCCTGCAGAAAGAATATATGCCGAATTATTTAAAACTGCAAAGAAGAACGGCAAGAAATTTTTAGAAAAATTAGGCAAACTAATCGACGAACACATTGATTGGGGCAAAGGTGCACCAGGAAATGGAAAACAAAAAAGTAAAGATAAAAATAATAAAGATAAAAATAACGGTTCAGGCAGACCGGTATACACTAAAGAAGAATTAAAGAAAATTAGAGATGAAATCAAAGAAGCAATGATAAGTGCCGCACAATCAACTGGTGCAGGTAACTTACCTGGAGCAATTCAAAGAATGGTTAAGGAATTAACAGAACCAAAAATGAATTGGAGAGAAATTATTCAACAACAAATCATGAGTACAATGAAATCAGATTATACATTTATGAGACCAAATAGAAAAGCATGGCATACAACGGCTATCCTACCTGGTCAAAACAATGATGAAATGATTGACATTTGCTTGGCCTTAGATGCATCAGGATCTATCTCAGACGAACAATGCAAAGAATTTTTAACAGAAGTTAAAAACATAATGGATCAATACAAAGACTTTAGAATACATCTTTGGTCATTTGATACTAAAGTATTCAATCCAAAAGTGTTTACACCAGACAACTCCGACGAATTACTTGAATATGATTTAGGTGCAGGTGGTGGTACAGAATTTGAATGTAATTGGGATTACATGAAAGACGAAGGTATCGAACCAAAGAAATTTATAATGTTCACTGATGGATGGCCGTTTAATTCATGGGGAGATGAACATTATTGCGATACAATATTTCTTATTAACAATACATACGAAAGAAATATTGAAGCACCATTTGGGATGACGGTGCAATATGAGGATTAATACAAATAATTTTTATAAAAGAAAGCAAGAATTTTGCCATCCTCATTTTACAAGTACTCTTGTTAAATTAAAAAACGACAACGAAATTGAAAAAATAAACAATTGGATATACGAACATTGTCATGGTAGATATGCAATTGTTAATGATGTTGACATCAACGGTCCACATCCAACATCAGTAGTTAAAGTAGGATTTGAAGAACCTAGTGATTTAACCCTATTTGCTTTAAGTGGATTAATGATTACTGAATGATGCAAAAAAAAATAAAATTAGACCCAGCATACGTCAAACATTCTAAAGCATCAGAAGGTGATGATAGAGTTTGGTTTTACGAAGAACTTGAAGGTGAAATATTAGAATTTGCTAGATATTGCATTAGAAAATCTAATGTATTAAAAGGCGATCCTCTTACTCGAGCACATTTAAAAAGAATTGGACAATCAATTCATAATATGAAAGTATGTTCATCATTGTCGATGGGAACCTACGAAAACTTATACGAATATGACAAGTAGAATTGAAGAATATAAAGTCCATAAAAATAGAGAATATTATCGTAGACGCACGAATAACGAATTAAAAGAACTTGCAGTAGGTTGTTATCGTGGAGATATTTTCACAAGTTTTCAAATACACGAACCAAATATGCTTGGTACGGTGTTTATGCCTTTAGCATTAATGAACCCAGCACAAAGAAAAGACACATATGCAAGTAAACCTCATATGTATTATGCACCAATGAAAGATCAATTTCCTACAGGAATAAATGGTTATCCTTGTTTTGGATCTGTAGCATATCTTAATAGAAACGATAGCAAACGATTCATGACATATTATAGAAAAATAGAGAATTCAGTAGAAAAACTTTAATGCAACTTACAACTAAACAATTTTTTAATGTTAAAACAGATTATTATGTAATTGATATTAATGAATTACTTGACAATAAAGTTCTAGAAATGATTGAAGAAATTCTACGAGAACAAGCCAAAGGTTGGTTCTATTCCTCTTGTGCCTTTTATGCTTTTGAAAAACCTATAGATAGAGATTTGGTAAAAGGTGCCCTATCTTGGGATTTTATTAAAAAACATAAGTTCTAATTACCAAAAATAAAAGCCAATTTTTTTTCATTATTCGTTTGACAAATATAACTAATATTTGTTACAATAAGATACTATTTGCAAATAGGAGAAATAAAAAATGGTAACAAAAACGAAAAGAAAATTGAAAGAAACAAACTCCGCAGGACCTAAGATTGCTCCTGCAGGTACGACTCCAGCAGGTACGACACCAGATGCTAATCAACCTCAAAGTGATTTAAGCATTGGAGATTTAAGAAATCTTTCAACTGTAATAGATGTTGCTTCTACTAGAGGTGCATTTAGAGCCAATGAAATGGCAATGGTTGGAGCAGTATATAATAAACTCCAAGCATTTTTGGCACGTGTAACTCCTGCTGACGATAAAAAAGACAATGCCGAAAAAACTACTATACCGACGGGAGCACCGATAGGAGCACCCGCAACAAAGAAATAGGAGATAATCATGTTAGGACTATATGATAAAATGGTGATGGACGCAAAGTCGGCAACAGAAGATTCAGCGGCAAGAAGAAAAATGATGAAACATATGGGTGAATATAAGGAATCTAAAACACCAATAGTTGTTCTATTTAGAACAGTACCTGGTGAACCTAATAATTGCTTAATAATGGCACCTAAATTTTTACCCGATATCTACTTGTCTTCTCTAATGAGAGCAGTTGAATCGGCCGAGGGACAAGCATCTGACGAATTTGGTTCGTATCTTGATAGACAATACTTCCCCGATGGTGTTAATATGTTAGCGATGCTACATAAAGACAACTACATCAAAAAACAACCTACAGAAAATATTATAGTAACATATGGGTTGACTACCGAAGGAAGAGTTCCACTTGACCAACTTAATAAACTAATCGCTAAAGAAAAAGGTGTCAAACTTTCTGAACTTGCTGTAAAAGATACTGTAACAGAAACAGTAAAAAAAGAAACAGTAAAAAAAGAAACAAAATCTGATGCCAAAAAAAGTTCCAAAAAAACCTAAATACACCTGGGTCACTCTTACTAAAGATTTTATTCAAGAGTGGCCAGAGGTATTAGACGGAATTAATTTTAACAACCTACCAATATTCTATGTTAAATGGATTAATATCCGTTTAAAAAATAATGTTACATTACATTATGACATTGAAAAAGAATTAAAAATGAAACCTCGAAGTAGAATAGCCAAAATGGTTACTGGAACATTACATAGCCATTATGCTAATATTAAAAACGTTAATATTAAATTTAATATACCAAAATTAAAAAAAGATATTGAAGAAAGAACTTCAAACTTTTTAAAAAAATCTTTTATTTAAAATTACAACTTATTGAGACTCGTTCAACTTGAGATTTATATGGATAAACCATATGTTTAAGATCTGATGGAAATAACCATACATCTTTTTCTACAGGCGTTTGATTAAAATATGTTTCACTAAAATGAATACTTTCACCATATGTCCATTGTATTTTACCGGCAGTTGGTTGATTACTGACTTTACAATGCTCTGCTTCTAAATTTTCTTGACTTATTTCTTTTGGTACTTTTAAATAAGCAACAAACGATATTATTCCTGCATGAAAATGACTCGGGTTCCATTCTCCGTGTTTCATGAAATTTACCCATATAGGTTCAACTATTTGTACATCTTGTATTTTTGGTCTTCCAAACTTTTTTATTTTTCTTCGTATTTTAGATTCAGTCATGTATGTTTTTGCAAGATTTATAAATTCGTCATGCACAGTACTTTGTTCAGACGATGTAAACTTTAATGCATATCCTTCGGCTATATTTCCTGCAAGATGATTTCTAAAATCTTGGTCCATATTATAACGTGTAGAGTTTGATACTTTTAATAATATATCAAATACATTATCAGATAAAACCCCTCGCATTAATAAAGGACCAAATGGTGTATAAAACTGATTCATTTACTTTAACTCCAAGGAAAAGGACTATTAGAAGTAGGATGTAGTTCACCTTTAATATATCGATTAAATCTAAATGGCTTAAGAAGTGAATTTTCTTGTCCTAGAATCTCATCTGAAACAAGGTCTCCAACTCCTATCATTTTATAACCGTGGTTAGAGTCAGCAATTATATAAACGTTTTCACAAAAACGATCAAAGATAGGAAATGAATCTGGTGTGAAACATCCTAGTCCACCTGATGGACCTTTTTCATATAAATTAGCCTTTCCTTCAAACCTCTTTTGACAATGTGCTAGAGCAGAGGTCCACATATGAGCAAATTCGTATCCAGTTTGATAATGCTTTGAAGCCGTTCCATATGGATCTACTTTGACATCATTAAAAAGTTTCTTTACTATATAAGGAGCGGTACCACCTTGTACACCTTTAAAGTTAAAGTCTGGTTTATAATATATGCCCCACATTTCATCTGTAATTAAAGAACCATCAACACTTGAAAATAAATGAGCATTACTATCTACATGAATTACTGGAGGCATTCCACCATCATTGTTTTTTAATAAATTAGGATCAACACCTAAAACTCCTTCTTGTAAAAACCAATATATCCACATTGGGTAATCTTTATATGTTTGTCCTTTTTCAGATTTAATTGTAATTTTACTAGGTAGTTCAAGCATATTCCAAATATCTCTTACCCAAGGACCAACACCTACAATAACTTGTTCACATTCAATTGTACCTTTAGAAGTTATAACACCTGTTACTGTATTACTATTATCCTTTTCAAATCCAATGACTTTTGTATTTGTTATAATTTCTACACCAAGACTTTCTGCTTTACGTGCCAACCCATAAATCGATGGTGTAGCATTTGCATATCCACCTCTTTTTTCATGTAACACAGATGTAATACCTTTGGCTTGCCAGTCACTAAAAATAGTTTTCATATATTTCATGCAGTCATCTCTACCCTCAATAAATTCTGATTCGTACCCTAATTCTTTTTGTTGTTCGTAAATTGTTGTTATATTTTCTCTCATACTTTCAGGACTTATCTGCATATAACCAATTGGATGATAATGAAATGCTTTTGGATCACTCTCCCAAACTTTTACACTATGAGCCATAAGTTCTCTCATAGCAGGTTGGAAATAATTGTTTCGAATTACACCACAAGCAATACCACTTGCTCCTGAGGCAATATCGCTTTTATCAATAACTACAATATCTTTACCCGATTTAAGTTTTTCTGCTAATTTCCATGCTGTACTTAAACCATGTATTCCGGCTCCAATGATTACGTATTTTGCTTTTTTTTGTAATAACATTCTAAATATAATTATTTTCTAAATAATCAAATAATTTAATATTTGGTTTCCACCCTATATTCAATAAAAATTTGATATTTGCTTTATTATTAAGTCTTTCAAAATTATCACCAATTTTATATTCTATATTTTTTAAACCTACATGATCTACTATATCTGTTAATAAATTAGAATCTCCTGTACCTACATCACAAATGCCTACTAGATTACTACGCAATACTTTTATTATTGCATCACATACATCATTAACATGAATAAAATCTCTTGAATGATTAGTATTAATATAACGTACATCATGATTTAATAATTTAGGAATAAACATTGATTCTCTTGCGTTAGGACCATACACCGTTGTAAACCTAAGTCCAATACTACTTGCTGGAGCAAGTTTTTCCATGGTCATTTTTGAATATGCATAAGGATTTTTATCTGGTTCTTCAGCAGTACTAGAACTTGCGTAAATTATTCTTGCGTTTTTATATTTTTCAAATATGCGTAAACTTGCTATAACGTTATTTTGAAAATATGCGTTAGGATGTTTTATACTATCGCGTACACCTGAACGCCCTGCTAAATGTATTACTGCATCTACATCGTCAGGTAGTTCACAAGTGAGTAAATCCTGACCGTCTAAAATATCAATAGTAGTAACATCATAATCCTTTTGTAATTTTGGCAATAAGTTTGAACCAATAAAACCTTTATGACCAGTTAATAATACGTTTTTCATTTATGTCTTGCTCCTTGTAATACACAAACAAAATATAATTCTTCTTCATCGCTGGGATTATAAACTTTATGAAAAACACCATCTTTTATTAAAACAATGTCTCCAGGTTCAACAGAAAATTTATTATCATCTAATTGCATTTTACCTTGTCCGTTAATAAAAAAATAAACTTCCTCCTGTCCTTTATGGTTATGTCCTGTTGTTTCTTTTCCAGGGTTAAGACGTGTACTACTTAATACTAAATTTTTTAAAGTTATATTATCTTCGACTATATAGCGATCATCTTGTTTTACGATTTTACCATTTACTTGAAATTCTGGTATTTGTTTAGTGTACCAATTTTTATTACCAGTTATTTTCATTATAATACACTTACTCCATATTTGTAGGTAAATGCATTGGCATCTTCGATATCATTTACCATGGGCATACCCTTGATATTCAAACTTGTATTCAATAGCATTGGGCACCCAGTTTTCTTTTTCCATGCTTTTAATAACTCATAAAACCCTTCGTTATCGTTTTTAGAGACGGTTTGCACCCTAGATGTGTTATCATAGTGTATAATGGCTGGACAGTCTTTACCATGCGTGTACGCCGCTGTAAATTGCATATAGGGGGTGTTTTTTATAGGGGTTGGGAGTTCAAAGTAGTCATTTACATCTTCTTCTAAGATGGCGGGAGCGAATGGTCTAAACTTCTGTCTTCTCTTAATTCGGTTTACCATATCCTTAATTTCCACTCCTCTTGGATCAGCCAAAAGCGATCTATTACCAAGTGCTCGTGGTCCGAACTCTGCTTTACCATTTGCAACTCCTACTATTTTGTTTTCTGTTAATTCTTTTATAATTGCATCTACAGGATATTCACCTTTAATATTATGTCCTAAGAATGGATTTTTCCAATCTAAATGTTTCTTTTGCGATGCCGCGATACAACCTAATGAACTTCCTGCATCTCCTGGATTTGGAATAATCCAAATATTATCAAACAAACCCATTTTAGCAAGTCCTGAGTTTGCTACACAATTTAATGCAACACCACCAACATAAACTAAATTTCTACTACCATACTTAGATGCTTTATGCCATAAATTTGCAAGACATTCTACAAGAACAGATTGTATTGATGCGGCAAGGTCAACTGGATCTGCTCCGGCGTGCCAATTACCTAATCCTCTATGTAAATTCTTTTTTGATTTAAGAGGATTTTGCTGTACAAAATCTTCATATATATCATCTTTATAATCATCGTTTCCATATGCCGCCATACCCATTAAAATATATTCCTCTTCTGCAGGTTTTAATCCACAACGTTGTGTAAATGCAGAATATAATATTCCTAATGAGTGCGGATACCTTATAGTTTCTTTCCGTTCAATTTTATTTCCTCTTGCAACTGATATAGATACTGTATCCCATTCACCAATTGCGTCTACTGTAAGAATTACTGCTTCATTAAATGGTGATGTAAAATATCCTGCCGCGGCGTGTGAGTCATGATGCTTAACATATTCATCTATTTTAATTCCAAACTTGCCTACATGATGTTGAGGCATTTCTGTATAATCAAAAGCAATACCATATTGTCCAGCATATAATTGTCTTGTTTTCTTTAACAAAGGTTTTTCATAATACACTACCTTATCAAATGGTCCAAATGTATTTGCTTCGTTAACAATTTCTTGATTTAAATATTGATCATTTTTAATTTTGGAATAACGTTCTGCATGAGCGGCCCATAGAATATCTCCTCCACCGTCAATGTCTACTACTGCCATTGCGGCATCATGATTCATACAATTTATTCCGAGTATTCTCATTTTACTTGTATATAAACGGGTCTTTCTTCTTTAATTCTTTAATACGTTTTCTATAAGCAATTTCATGCTTTATCTTTGCAAATAAACGTTTTATCCAATTAAACATAATTCTCTCCTTTTGTTGTTATTTTATAATATATTTGAGCCGAACACAATATATTTAAACTTCCTTTCTTTTTGGTATCTTACTATCGGCACTAGATACACACGATTCGGTAATACATTTCATTGGTTTATTGTATAATTTAAAACCAGTTTCTATATTACCTAATGGTACATCACTACAACTATAACTTCGTTTAATACTACCATCCGGCTCTCTTATTATAATTCCTTGGTATCCACTATTACATAACCATCCTTTAAATTTATTAAAATTAAATGCGTTAAATCGTTCTGCTTGATCCATATACCATTTTTTACCTTTACTATCTTTAAACTCTACTTGAAAATGTGCGGGAACTGATATATCATTTTCTTCAATATCATGTGGCATTTCAAATTTTGGTTTTGGTCTGGTGACATACTTACGTTTTGATTCTGTATATGCTCTTTGTGGCATTCCGTTATACAACTTATCAAGCATTTCTTTTGAGTACCCATCTACAACTTTACTTGCAGTAGGATCTGATTGCGGTTTAAGAGTTACATTAATACCTTGTTCATGAAAGAATAAAGCATTGTCATAATACTTGTTAAATTGTTCTGGTACCATAACCATATTAATTGTTACCTGAACATCATGCTCCTGACAAAGAATTAACTTATCAGCAAAGTCTTGCATTTTTTCTTTGGTGTCCAAATGCTCTGTATGTAAACTTGCAGTAACTGATGCTCGATGAAATGGTTTTGCATATTCTACATACGTTTTAAACCATTTCATATTTCTAGAACAATTACTTGTCATATGTATTGAAGTATAATTTGTACTCTCTACATCATCCGCAAGGTATTTTAAAATATCTAAATACCCAGGGTGAAACGTTGGCTCACCACCACTTAAACTAAAATGAAAACTATTAAATCCATTTTGTCTTGCTTGTTTTTTTATTTCATCAATAGTACGAAGACAAAGTTCTGTTGGTCTATGATCTTTTTTATCTGACCTAGCATATGGCCAACAATAACTGCAACGGTAATTACAAAATCTACCAAGCAACCAACTAACAGTAAACAAATCACGATAAAGTAATGTACGTTGACCTACTTGAACAATATCATCAAATGGTATTTTTTTAAAATCATAATCACTCCATTTTAAATTGTTCATATTACTAACCCTTTATACTTCTCATCTAAATATCTTGTTTGTCGTAAATCCATAGGATCTGTACATCTAAACTTTTCACATATTACTGGTGTGGTTGGTAACTGAACTGACTCATCTAATGTATAAATGTTTGCCAATGGGCCTCCTTGAAAACAATTACCAATAAAAATATCTCCATTGGGGGCAACTTTTAATAAGGTTACACCAGCATAACAAGTCCATCCTTTAAAATTTGTTTTATATTCATAATTCAAACTATTATAATGATATGATTCTTGTTTAATTGTACCATCATCTTGTTCTACATATCCTAACAACCATTTCCTTTCTTCATTTACATCATCATACATTTTTTGTAATACTTCTCTATCATCTTCGTTATACCAACGTTCTTCTCTTTCATATATCTCGGTAGGTTTACTTGAATTTGTTTCATCTGGTGCAACTTTAGTTTTCTGATTTACTTCTTTTACACTTGGTTTAGTTTTCCATCTATAATTTCCTTTGTCTGTTTTAATCTTACTTTCTGCAACAAACATATCTTTTTGTGGACGAATTACTCTATGTTCAATTTTTTCAATACCCCAATCTTTAAATTGCTGTGTTAGTTCGGCAATCTCTTTTGAAAACCCTGGCAGTACCATAAATCTAGCAACCAATCTTTTAGGTTGAGTTTGGCCTAACTCCCATCCATATTTGTCTTCGGGTATATTTTTATTCCACCACCTTCTCCATCTTTCTAATTCATATGCTTTTTTTGTAAATTCTTCGAGTTTTGGAGTAATATGTTCAAAATGTAAACTGTATGTAATATTATCAACAAGTTTATACATTGACCACAAGTACTCTATTGTTCTACTACCGTTTGTACAAACAGAAATTTCATATTTTTTATCTTGCAAATACTCTAATAATTTAATAAAGTCTGGATTAAGTGTTGGCTCACCTCCAGTTAAACTCCAATGAATATTTGTGCCATATCTTTCTACAATTTTATCTACAAAAATTTTCATCTTTTCAAACAATACGTGCTTTGAATAATTGTCGTGTATAAAATCAGCACAATAAGAACAAGCAAAATTACATCTTTTGCCTATATACCAATCTATCATCATGGTATTTCTTTTATTATGTTTATATTTTGTTGCTACTAATTTCGTCATTATACTTTTCTTTATTCCAATATTCATTTTGATTACAATTATTTGCACACACATCTGGTTTACAACTATTCCAATCACTTATTATCTTATTAAAAAACTCATCATCCATTATGGTCTCTAAGGATCTTTGATTTAAATCATTATTAAAATTTACAAAATAAGTTCTTGCATCTTCTGACTTTCCAATAAATTTTAAATAATCGTCAATAACTTGCCAAGAATGAAAATAACAACAAGGTAATAATTTAAAATCGTGAGTAATATACATCATTTTCTTTTTTAGAACTTTACAAGATATTGCTTTTGCAGACTTAATTGCTTCATACCTTACATTTTTTTGTTTAGTAACTGTTGGAACTTCTGGAACTAATTCTCCTATTCCTTCAGTTTTAATAAAAGTATCTTCCTCAGGAGAGTAATGCCTAACTGATGGCTCCCAAATAAAATTATGAAAACCTAAGTTGTATGCTAATTTTTTTGCCTCTTCTATTTGATGTTCATTATGTTTAAAAACAATAAATTTCCATTCTGCAATTCCTCCAGCATTAATATATTCTTTTGCACTTTGCATAATTTTACTCCATTTTGTTCTAATTCTATAGAGATGATTAGTATCCTCTAACCCATCAATACTAAAGGTTACTGCCGCTTCAGGATACTTCATAGATATTTCACCTAAGTCTTTCCAAACTTTAGGTGCTCGTAAACTACCATTTGTATCCAGACATACTGCTTTTAATCTTTCTGCACAATATCTAAATATATCTACTACTTGTGGATTCATTAATGGATCACCACCAACTCCTGCAAAATAAAAAACAACGTTTCTTGGGTCTGGCAATTGTGATACTATTTTTTTAATTTGATCAAATGTTATATGTCCTTTATCAAATCCTGGTCTTTCTTTATCTGTCCCTAACAACTGTCTTATACATAAAGGACATCTTGCATTACAATGACTTGAAAGTTCTATTTCAAACTTTTTAACATCTTCTAATTTTTGCCAATTACGCATCAAATACCTCCTTCAAATGAGGGAATACTTTAAGAACATTTTGTTTTCTTTTTATATCTAAGACACGTGTATATTCAATTAATTCTTCAAACGATCCTTCGGTTGGTTTTTCTACACTTCTTAATGTTTTCATTAAGATGGAAATCATTTCATTTGACATTTTATCTTGTAACGTTCCTACTAAAGGTTTAAGTTTTTCTATTGCTTCTTCTCTCAAGTGCATAGGTACGTGTTCAATTCTCATTAAATTTGGATTAGTAACTGGATCCATTCTCCATTTTAAATCTTTTAAATTATTATTTCGAACAAATTCATTGAACCAATTAATTAATCTATGCATAGTACAACTATTAAAAACCATTACACTACTTGTTATCCATTGGCTCCAATGTGATCCTAGTTTTTTAGTTAATAATAAATTTTTTTCAAGTAAATCCCATCGGCTTCCATACCTAATATAATCATTCTCTTTACGATACGCATCAATTGATATTCCAATCCATCCACTTTTAAATTGGTCCCATAACTCAATGTGTCTTTCTCTTAAACTATGAATATTAGTATGCACATGAATATGAATATGTTTATGATGACCCGATTTAACTATCCTTGTTAATAATTTCCACAGTTGCTTATCAACTGTTGGCTCGCCGCCATGAATTTCGATATATTTTATATCTGGTAACGTCTCCCATAATTGCTTTTTAAAAAATTCGTTATCACCAAGATAGCCATAAGAAGAAAAGGCTCTTAGTGCTGTTTCTGTTTGTGATTTATATGTTTCAGGTAATTCATTTTTATACTTGGAAAATTCTTCTCTAATTTTACTGCTAGTTTGTGGAATACACATTCTACAAGCAGAATTACAAATACTGCTTAACCTTAATTCCCACCAAGTTGGCAATGTTTTAATATATCCATCATTTGCAACAGCCTCAGCAACCAAATGTTTATTATCTTCATAATATTGTGCTATCGCACTAGATCTTTTACTATTGGCTCCCATAGCATCTTCTTGATAACAAGTCTCACAAAATTTAATATATTCTCCTTTAATCTTTTTCTTTCTAAAATCACGCATAAAATCACTATTCCATATTTCTTTAATAGGATCTTTAGTAAGATTCCAATATTCTCCGCCTTCTTCTAAAAGATTATCTGCTGTACGACTTTTTTTAATTGGCGTCATGCCCATAACTTGACTACAAGGTTTTACATGACCATTAGGTCTTGTATTCAATGTCATGAACGGCAATAAACAGAATTTTTTATTTTTACTATAATCCATTATTAATATAATCCTTTAGGTAAATCGTACCATGATTTCATACTTTCATATAATTCGGGACAAGTTTCTTTCCAATTGGTTCCTCTAATTTCGTCCAACTTATCAAGGTAATGCACAGAATTACTTCTCCATTTTATAAGCATCTTATCATCATACTTGATCTTATACATAAAACGAACAAATCTATCTAATATTTTACAAGCATGGTTAATTTTTTGTTCCCAAGTTGCATTTTTACTATTACCATATTTTTGTTGCCAATCTGTTTTTATAAATTTATTTTTATACTGTTCAAATCTTTCTTTTAATTTTTCTTTAAACTTATCATCTAAAATATTAATATTCAAATAAGCAGGCCTATGTACAGGATGAGGTGTCATCACAGGTGTTTCTTCCCACGGACCAACTCTACTATAATTGCTTGACATTAAATATTCTATAAATTCTGGCAATTGCCATATGTTTAAAATTTGAATAGTACTTGTTATATGAATATCAAAATTACCTTCTGCACTAGTAAATTTTCTAAAATTCTCTTCAATTTTCCACCACTTGCTAGGAAATCTTATTAAGTTGTTTACTTCACCAACTCCATCAATACTAACTCCCATTATTACAAGTTTAAAATACTTCCAAATTTTCCATGCCCTTTGTGGTATGTTTGTTATATTACTATTATATTCTAATACTAATTTGTCTGCAACACCAACATCAATACATTTTTGCAAAAAATCATAATGAGCATTTATCATTAATGGTTCACCACCTACAATATAAATTCGTCTAAACTGATTAATATGTTTATAAATTTGTTCCCATAAATTTGGATCATCACTCCATTCAAATATGTCTTTAGCAGGTTCTAATTTATTTTTTTTATTTTTAACAAGGTCAATCTTTTCACCACTATCATAAAAAGCATTATACCCCCAAACTTTATTATAATCATCATACCATTGATTACTATCTGTTGGCGAACACATTATACATTTAAGATTACATAAATTTCCAAAACGTATATCAAGAAATGTTATTGGAAACTCTTCATTTTTAATTGTACCATCTGATTGTGTTAATGCTTTTGCTTTTTCATAACTTGGATACGACTCTTGTTCTGTAATTTCTGCTAATAACGATCTTTCATATATGTTTCGAGATTTCATTCCACTTTTAAATTCTCTTTCACACCTTAAACACGGTTCTGACCATTTTCCTTCCAACATATCTTTACGAACATTTTTCATCATTGTACTATTAAGAACATCATTCCAACTGGCGGAATCTATATGTAAATTTTTTCCATTACTATCTTTTATTGTTCCTCTACTTTCACTTGCCGCACTATGACAACATACTCTAAAAGAACCGTTTCCTTTAACACTAATATGAGTCCAAGGCAATACACACCAACTGTCTGGAGCATTTTTATTGGCTTCCATATTAGTATGATAAGAATCTTTAAGTTTTTTTACTTTGGCCATGATCCATAACCTCCTATATCATAATCTTCATCTGGCCATAATTCTGCTATCTCCGGCAATACCTTTCTCCAATTGGTTGCTCTTGCTTTATCTAAATCATTTAAATAATTGTATAAAGTTTTATTATATTTTTCCCACGTATGTTCATTTGACATTAAGTTTAAATAAAATTGTTGATTGTAAATATTAACACTTTTCATTTTATTAATAATCTCATTTTTAAATTCCTTTGGTAAGTTTTTTATACTCATATGTTTTGGTGTTTCCACCCAATCTGCTAATCTAAAATCAATATTTGGCCATTTTTCAGTACAATATCTATAAGTGTTTGGTAAGTGCCAAATATTCGTATTATACGCGGTCCAATTGAAATATGGTTCAAACATTTTATTATCATTTGTTTCATTTAAATAATCAAACATTTTTTCAACGCTTTTCCATTTCATTGGAAACCTTAAAAATTCTGCTACTTCTCCTATTGCATCTAAACTAATACCTAATGTAACTCTTTTAAATTTTTTAAGTTTATCAATATTATTTTTAGTTAATAAAGTTGCATTAGTAACATAATAAAATTCTACATGAAACTCTTTATTATTATGCAACCACTCTAATAAAGCATTGTGTTCTTTACTTGCAAATGGTTCTCCACCTAAGAACGATAACTTATGAATGCTCCCAATATTTTTTCTAATATAATCCCAAATATCTCCTTTTTCTGATATCCATTCATTATTAATACGATAACTTTTTGTATTTTCATATTTGTCTAATAAAATTTTATCTTCATACCATTTTGAACTATTACCAGTCCAACAATGCACACATTTTAAATTACAAATATTGCCAACCCTTACATCTATATGATTAGGCGCCATATCAACACTTCCATCATTATTAGTCTGTGTTCTAATTTTATCTAAATCAAATTTCCTATTCTCATTTATTTCTTGCCGTTTACTCCACCCTTCTAACTTTTCTTGTACATGACATTTTTCACAATTAGAATTTTTAACACCATTTAACATATCTTTACGTAATTGCTTATAAAAATCACTATTCCATGCTTCTTCAATAGACATTTTACTCAAACTTGGCAAATCTGGATTTGCTTTACTTCTGCCACATGGACGTATTCTTCCAAACGTGTTCATACCTAAACTAGTCCAGGCTAATATACAAGCGGTACCATTATCGTTTTTCATTCTACTAACTTCCTTAATAATAATCTAACACCAACAGGTCTGTTTCCGTCCCATGCAAGATGTATTGCTTTTGTAGGTGTAAGATTATAGTCTCTACATATTTTTTTATATGCTTCACCATATTTGTTTTGCCAAAAATCTGGACCAAACTTATCAATAAACTTTGTACCCATCCAAACAAGTATCTGATTATTCATATTAAACTGATTCATTATAGAAATTGGCCCCTGTGTAAAGTCTTTACTATATCTAACTCCAATTCTATTTGCACCTAACCCAAGTGATTTGCTTAAACTAAATCCAACACTTTTAATGCACGGTTCAAGAAAATTAAAATTAATATCCCGACAACACCCATACCAACAAGCATCAATATGTACATTTACATTTCTTTTATTACTAATCTTAATAATATTGTCCATCTGTGGATGTATATCTCCATAATAAGGAAAAGGCATACTAATAATCAGGTTATCATTCTCAACTAATTCTTCTGGTTCTTTAATTACTAACTTGTCACCAAGCAATCTCCAATGATACCTGTATTCGTTTTCTAACACAACAATTTTTCGTGTTTGATGCAAATCATCTAAGTATTGTGTTACACCAACAATTATATCTCTATTTTTAAATGTGCCTAATCCTGGTACAGAATTAAGTTGGCTTGTTATTAACCAATCATGAAATTTTCTTTTAAATGTACTCATTAACTTATCTGGCTCTGATGCAAAATTTTCACCACTTTTTAAAATTTCAGAAATATAATTATGTACTTCTGAATCGTACATACTTTGTGGTCTACTATATTGTAATAATTCTCTCATTATAAACCAAACCTTTCTATAATATGTTCAGGCAACCATTCTTTTGATGGCATTAATGGATCGTTTATACCTTCCCATCTATCACTTTTTACCAATACTAATCGGATTCCAATTTCATTGGCTAATTTTTTAGCATCTTCAACTTGATGTTCATTAAATTTAAAAACAATAAACTGCCAACTACTTCTTGTAAACCCATATTCAGCACCTAATCTCATTGCCTCTATCGATTCATTAAACCTAATATATTTTCTGTATAAATGAGCAGTATCTTCAAGGCCGTCTACACCAAAAATTATTTCATCATGGACTGGATCTAAAGCACTATACAATTCTTTCCACCATTCTGCTTTTTTTCCTGATCCATTTGTATGCAAATATATTTGAAGACTCTGATCTTTCGTATGTTTTCTAATATATTTTACAATATCAATAAATTGTGGATTATATATTGCATCACCGACTGATCCACAAAAATCATAATTTCTATATTGCATTCCATCACCAACAATTTTTGCTATATCATCTACTGTAAGTTCATCTTGTAAAACTTCTCTTCTTTGTCCTTTATTTGGACCATCTGATATAAATCTTGAACATTTTGGACAACCTAATCGACATCTATGAGTAGCATCCAATTGAATTTTACGAGATCCTTTAAAAACTCCATCTACATTCAAATAAGGATCGCGTATATTCCATGCACCATCTTTTAATCTACTTGTATTACCAGTTTCAGCATCTGTTTTATACTTTGCCTGTGTACCTAAACTATTTGGTCGTTCAGTATAACATTTATGAAGACATCTTTTTGGCAAATGACTTACATCATCATCTACAATAGGTTTTTGTAAACTTTTAAAGAAATTTTTATATAATGTAGATTCAAATACTTCATTTATATTATTATAATTGTTCAAATTAGTTACAGGATCACGTAACCACTTAACATGATTTATTGGCCATTCATTTGGTCCACGACCACCTTCCATTGGTGGAGAATTTGGCTCCCATCCATGGTCCGAAAAATAACAACATGGTCTTACAAACTTATCATGAGTAAGATAGTACGGTCTACCTTGTAAACATTTTGGTGCAAAAACTTTTTTACCCATTATTAACCCTCACTACATCTAAACACAACTCACTTATATTAATATTATCAGGCTGTTCAACTAACCATTTAATTGTTTTTGCAACATAACCAAGATCTAACTTTGGCATATCAGGATGTTTTTTATCTTCTACTGGTGTATGCATCCATCCTGGAGAAATATACGTTACTTTGAATCCACTAAAATTATCACCAGCAACCATTTGACTTAATCCTCTGCAATATGCTCTTAAAGCCTTTTTCTCACCTGGATACAACCAGGTACTTGCTTTTACAGGTGTGTCTGCACTTGATCCAATTGCAATAATATATCCTTTATGCTTTTTTTCTTTCCAAAGTTTTGCTATTTCTTGAATTGCTGATGTTTGATGAAACTTCCATAAAGAACTAACACTTATAAACACATCATATGACAAACTCAATTCAGCAAGGTCTCGTTGATTTCTTAAAGAACATAAATCTTTCTTTAATCCTGTTGTTCTACTAACAAACGTTGCATCTGGCCATATTTTACAAAGTGCACCACTGAGACCGTACTCTTGATTGCCAGCAATAAGAATATTTTTAGTCATCTAATAACCTCGCAAATTCTGGTACAACTTTTCTAAAGTCTTCACCACGCCTTTTATCTAATGTTGAAGTAAAATCTTTAAAATAAGTCTTATTTTCATTCCATAAGTCTTCACTCATTGTATACTTTACAATATAATCCCAATTTTGTTGTTGTCTTACAGTTGGTGCATTTACTAATCTTTCTACAACAATTTTTTTTGCCCATTGTGGTAATGCAGTACAACTAATATATTGTGGATGTAAACAATGTGTATGATTTATCCAAGCACCATTATCAAATTTATCTCTATTATATTTGTTCATCATATCTGCCCACCACGATGTTATATTTGGAACATCTAAAACATTTAACAATGTAATAGTAGGACGAGTTCCTACATGAACATTCATTTCTTTGCTTAATTGCATTAACGTTTTTACAACATTTTCAATTGTTTTCCATTTTGTTGGATATCGTTGATATTCAATTACTGGTCCAACTCCATCAATACTAGTAGCAAACTCAACTTTTTTAAATTTACTCCAAATATTGATTAACTTATTAGTAGGCATAACTGTACAATTTGTTGAATAATTTAAATAAACCTTATCTGCTCTACCCATATCAATAATTTTTTCAAGTATTTCGCGATATTCTGGAATTAAAAAAGGTTCTCCGCCTGTCATTTTTATATGTCTTACTGTTGGCAACACAGAATCTAACTTTGTTATATCAATAATATTATCTTTATTACTTTGAGCAATGACTTCATCGATTTGCTCGTCAGTAACACTATAACTAGGATATTTAAATCCTATTACGTGTCTTTTAACTGCTTTCCAATCTTTATACCAGTTAGTACTATAATATGGACCACACATTCTACAACTTAAATTACATCGATTACTAAAACTTAACTCCAACCAAGTAATCTTTGGATTATTCCTATCTAAATCTCTATGCAACTCTCCTATATCTTCAATATTTCTATTATAATTTTGTCTAAGGCTTAATCTTTTACCACCATCTTCTTCTTGCCAACACTTTATACATCCTGGATGCCTAATACCATTTGCAAGATCTTTTCTTACAACATTTTGATGTTCTCCTAAAAAAACTTCTTCAAGTGTTTTGTCATCTTTTATACTTTTCTTAAGTTTTTTAGGCATAACAAATCTACAACAAGGTTTAATATTTCCGTCTGGCCCTATAAATTGATGATTCCATGCAAGTGAACAAAAAGTTTCCATTATAATAATCCTTTAAAAATAGGAAAAACTTTTAAAAATCTATCGTCCCAATTACGTTGTTTGTTTAAAAGATTAATCCATTCTTGTGTTTGTGGGAATCTTTCACTCCAATCTTCTGCCATCATAAAATTAATAACACCTTGAAATCGTTTTTTACCGTATACGGCACCTAAAAAATCTTCTTTTGTTATACCTGCTTGTTTAACACCTGTAAACTTATCCCAATTATCATCAATCCATGGATAAAATTCTTTTTCATACTTGTCTTTTATTTGTTGTTTTATATTTTGTGGTAAAACTTTAACATTTAATTGAGGTGGCCAATAAGCAAAGTGACAATTAATTCCTCCAGCACCTAAAGGCCATTTATTAATTTTTTTGAATCCTTGCTCAACTTTCCATTTTGTAAGTTCTGGCAAGTAAGCAACGTTTAATGCCATTATAGTTGTTGCTGTTGTTATTTCATGCTTTGGATGTGTGCCATCTAAAATATGAAATACTTCTTCTTGTCTTTTCCATTGTGATGGGTATCTAATATAATCATTTTGTTCACCTAATGCATCAATTGAATAATGAAATCTTACTCTTTTAAATTGATCCCATAAGTCAAATAAATCATCTCTCCACTCTACTCCGTTTGAATTATATCTTAACTCCATGTTTTTTGCATGACCTCTTTTAATACATTCTTCTAATAGTTCATAGTGCTCTTTAATAACTAATGACTCACCACCAGCAAAATATAACTGATACATATGAGGTATTTGATCCATTAAATCTTTCCAGAATCTTGGATTATTTTTATGCCAGTTATAACTAGCACCATCTTTTCTTCCTTTATTATCCCATTGGCTTGTACTTTTTAATTTTTCATTTTTTATTTGTGGGTGCATTTGTTGCCATTCTTTAATCCACCCGCTAGAATCATGAGGTGAACACATAACACAGGCCAATTGGCATTTACTTCCTAAACGTAAATCAATATATCTAATCTTTGGTGGTGTAGATCCATCTTCGTTTGTTTCTTTTACTAATTCGTCTATATTAAAACGATTACCCCAATATTCAGTTTCCCAATTTCGTTTACTATAATGTCCTGCATCTTCTTCTTTATAACATTTTAAACACGGAGCAGGCTTTCCACCACGCAACATTATTTTTCTTACATTTCTCATATAAGAACTATTCCATGCTTCTTCTAATGTTGTATGATTAAAATTTGCTGGAACTCCATCCTCACGTCTTATTATTCCAACTTCACCACCACCTATTTTTTTACTTGAATCAGGATCTTGTACTGAACTTGCATTTGACGTACAACAAGTTCTCATCTTGCCATCTGGTCTACTGCTTAAATGTAACCACGGCAATGCACAAAAAGTTTCTGACGGTAATTTATTCATATTGTGACCCCACTACATCAAATTGTTTAGTACATTTCATTGCACATACTTTTAACCTGCCATCATTACACCCTTTCTTATTCCAACTTGCGGCAATATCATCAAATATACCTGTAGCAAATACTCCTTCTAATCCTACTTTGGTTGCTTTCAAGGCTTCTTTGCCTCCTGCTCTATCAATGTAATCCCAAATTTGTTCTACCTTAGGATCTTTATGCCACCATTTATACATACGTCCTGCTGTCCAACAACAAGGCAAAACAATTCCTTCTGCACTTACATAGATACTTCCAGTTTTTGCTACCTTACATGATATTTCTGCAACATCATAAAAAGCATCCATGGTTCCATATTGTTCTAATATACTTTTTTGTTTTTTTAATGCAGGATTTTTTAAATCATCACTTATTGGTTCTTTAAGTAATGTTGTTTTTTTACCTTTTCTGTTTACTGCTTGATGACTATCTTTCTTTTCTGACGTGTGTCCTGTAATAAATCTTGAACTTTTTTTAACAACAAATTCTTCTACATTCCATCTTTTTGCAGTTTCTCTTGCTTCTTCAATTTGGTGTTCATTGTAATCAAAAACAAGAAAATCCCAACGTGCTCTTCCACCACTCTCAACAAAAGCATGAAACGAACGTTCAACTAGTTTCCATTGCACATTTTGTCTATATAAATGATTTGTATCTTCGAGACCATCTACTGAAAATATCACTCTTCCGTGTGTCCCTAATACTTCTGCTAATTCATGCCACCAATGTTCATCTCTTGCACCTGCATTGGTATTCATGCTGAGCCACATAGTTGGATTATGTTTTCTAAAATATTTTAAAACTTCTAATGTATCTTCAGCAATAATAGGATCACCATGATTCCCACACATCTGCATGGCTGTAAGTTGCTTAATAAATGTTGGTGAAAATATTTTTTGGGCGTCTTTTAATGTTAATTGATCTAAATGAAGATGAGGATTTAATGCTCCACCGTTCATATTTCTGTCGCACATACTACACGCGGCTTGGCATTTTTGCGTAATTTCTAAATGAACTTGTCTAATGTCTTCTAGTTTATACATAATAATCCTGAGTTATTACAACCTAATCTTATTGCAAGATTAAAGATTTTTTTACTCGTTTGTATTTATTTGGACAAAATTAGTTTTACAGTTTTACCAGGTCCTGTTTTAGATGGCAAATCTCCATGTTTTGATATGTAATCGGCCAGTATTGCTTTGTACCAATTTTGGCTATCATGATGAGCCATTTTATTAAATTTTGACAGATTATTACTAGTTGCATCAAACGTTGCTAATGCTCTTGCACTTTCTTGTTGTAATTCTCGTAATGTTAAATTATCTAATTCCAATTCTCATAAACCTATTATATTTTATTAAATCTAGAACTCCTTCATACAAACACTCCGACATTGGTGTTTGTTTTGCAAATTCTGAAAGATTTTTAGAACAATTTACGTGTTCAGGTAAAGAAAAATAATCATTTGATTGTACACAAATAAGTTTTCCTTTTGGCAATTTACTATACCAGTCTGCAAAATTTTCTATATGTTCACATGATGTATTAATAAATGTATCGGGTACATCATATAATTCTCGTGCTTGACCATCTGCTCTATGTGTAGTGTAAGTATGTCCTGTATAATTTATATTATGAATATCTTGAGTTACGGCTTTAAATTTCCAGTCGTCTAATACGTGATCTCTATTTGATGTATCTGCTATATTCACACATGAAGGATCTATATCGAATGATCTTATTTTTCCAATATTAAGTTTACTATTAAACATCATTAATGCCAAACTAGCATACCATCCACCACATATAAAAACAGTTTTTAATTCTATATCTAATTGTTCTAATTTAGATATTAACCATATTTTACTATCAAGTTGTCCTCTACTTAAAACATCTAACCAATTAACATTAGGATATGCATTCATAACTTTACCCAATCGTTGTATAATAGGATACCAATTCAATTTTAAATCAGATTTTTCCTCTGAATGCATAGCATAAGATATATTGCGTAAAATATCTGCTGTTAGTTTATAATCTGTCATACTGTTTTTTTATCCAATTAAAATCATTTATTTTGTTTAATGCTTCAATATTTCCTCTATTCTTATAACCATACTCACGTCCTGCATTTGCTCCAGCAATAGCATATTTGCCATGCGGTTTTTTTATTCCTATTGTACACCAAATATCTAATCTTTCTTCTGTCTCCTCGTTTTTTTGATTATCAATAATTTTACTAGACAATTTAGTACATTCTCTAAATGCCGACTTCCATGTATTATATGGATCAGTATTAAAAGCAGTAACATTTGAAACTTGTGGCATTAACATAAATTTTGAACTTATACTAGTTGTCATATCAGGACTTGTCATATCCATTTCGATAGTTTTTATTCTAGGAAATAATTTTACACCACCATATCCGTATACTAAATCATTTATTGGATTAATGCATCTCCAAACATGAACCATATCTTCGTCCCATGATTCTGGAAGATAAGAAAAATCAAAATTATCAAGAATAATAGCATCAGCATCAATAATCCAAAACATTTTTGTCCAACACATTTTTGCTCCTACTATATGTGCTTGACGCAGACCTTTAACATTGTCTACTCTCTTTAACATTGGAAACCTACTTAATGCTTTTTGCCAATTTTCTTCTTTTTCTTTTTCTTTATATCCAATAAAAACTATATCATACATTCTTTGTATCACCATAATAAACTACATTTTTGGCTTTAGGATAAGATCTCCATGGATCAAATATAGTAACTGAATCATTATTAGTAATATTATCTTGTTCGTGAACTCTAACAATTACATTATTTGTTTCACACATATTAATTACATCCGTTATTGTTCCACCTAGTTCTTTAATATAATGTTGCACTAATAATGAATAAGAACCGTCTGTTATAGTTGTATTAGGCTTATATGTATTTGATGTAAAAAATACATTTTTTCCATATTTTAATATTTCCTTTGCCATATTCTTTGCCTGCGTTTCTCTTGACTTCATTATAGCACTGAACAAATCATAATGCAAATCTAATTTATTTGCCAAATACCTTAAAGCAATATTATCGCGAGGATGACAAGGTCCTCCATCACCCATTCCTGCTTTCATATATTTTGCACTTATAATTCTTTGCGTACTTTTTGCTAATGCTTTGGTTACTACATCAACATTCATATTACCAATTTTAACAGCAACATCTTGAATCATGTTTACCAAGGAAACTTTTGCACTAATAAAAGTATTATAAAATATTTTAATTGCTTCTGCTTCTTCCCAAGTGCCAAACTCAACACGTGGTTTGTTATCACAAATCATTGTATAAAAGTTTAATAAATTTTGTGCTCTAGTGGCAGTAGCCTGAACGCCTTTCATTGTACCAACAATAATCATTTCAGGGTTAAGCATATCCCAACCTACAGAACCCATAGCAATCAAATAAGGATTATAAATTAGTTTTGTATTTGTAATTAATGGAGCAAGTTCTCTTCTAATAGTACCTGGTAGTACTGTTGATATTAATGCAAGGACTTGTTCTTGTCTAATGTATTTGTTGCACTCTGTTAAAACTTCTTTTACTGAATCGTAATTAAAGTCCTTAGGAGGAAGATGACTTGTTGGTGCTTGTCCATCATATCCTTCTTCATGCGGAGTAGGTGTTGCTACTAATATAATATCCGATTGTTCAACTACTTCTTGTATTGAATCTTTTATATCTATCTTTGTACTTTGTTTAGGTATGATGTCATATCCGTGTACATGGTAACCTTTGTCTGCAACTGCTTCTGCACATGGCATACCCAATTTACCTAAACCTATAAATCCTATTAACATTTAAGAATTTCTTAAAATACCCATGATACTATCATGTAAATTTTTTTCTAACTCTCCGCCTCGTTTCATTAAATTATTATGATTTTCTTCTCGTATAGAACTACATTCATCAAATAATTCTTGTTTAGAAGATTTTCGTTTAGCAACCCATTTTATTACTTCATCACATACTTCATTTATTCTTCTCCAGTTGCCTTTTACATTATCATAATTTTCATTAAACATATTTGGAAATGTACTATATCCTAAACTATGCAATCTTTTTAAAGTACCTTGCTGTCCAACAACAAGGAAAGGACGTTTATAAAATATTGCTTTAAATGTTTTTTCACTTATAAACAAATCCTGATCAATATCACTGCGAGGCTTGTAACCAGTCCCTCCATCACGTTCTACTCTCGTTTCAGTTATAACGTGAATCCAGGCTTTAAGATATTTTTTGGCATCCATATCTTTATTAGGATTTGCACCTTTAAGAATATTATGTTTATCATTTTTAATTATAAACGGCAATTTTGGTTCAATTTTTAATTTAAATTTTTTTGCAAGTGGACCAATCCTTGGAGTGTATTTTTGTGTAAGTTGCTCTTCTCTTATTCTTTTTATTTCTTCATCTGAATACGCCCAAAATACTTCCCCGGTTGATGGCTTTCTCCAATACCATTTTTTTGCTCTCCCAAGTTTTCCTTTTATTAAATTTCCATCTTCATCAAGTTCATTAGGAAGTGCTTGTTGCTCTATCGTCTCATCTACATTCAACTCACCATACCAATCTTCTTCAGGTACTACTGAGGCACGAGGTGTTGGTAACTCTTTAATCTCTGCTCTTTTAAAATGATTATAATGATCATTATAAGGTTTTGATGCTAATGCTAGATCATACTGTAAATCTGTATATCTAGAACCTTTATTTAAATGTGTAATAACTCCAAGTGCCTTATAATCAAATAATCGAGTAATTGTTAAAAAACGATGCCAAGCAGGTCTTCTATTCAAACATAAAAACATATCACTAGGCTGAAAACGTTTATCTTTTGATAATCTATCAACCTTTTTATAATAACATTCATGCCATTGCCATTCTAGTTTATTTGCATGAAGACAAAAATAATTTGTATCTTTGAATTCTTCTGCAGATGCAGTTATAAAAATAAAATGCTTTTCTTCTAACCAATTATGTGTTTCTTTTAGTACTGAAAATATTCTTTTAAATGCTCTATCGTTCCAATTTTCCATCCACCCAAACAATACAATTTTGCAACGATTTTTCTTAATTGCATTATACGTCTCTTTTGGTATCCTATATAAACTTAAAATCTTTTTTTCTGCAACTAACGGATGCCTTAATTCAAATAATATTATAAAATTACTCAATGAGAGATCTTGCGTTGGTTGAAAATATTTTTTTAATTCAAATTCTCTTACTTTTTCATGCATTTCAGGATATCCTTTTGGATATAATATCCAACCGTCTTTTAAATAATTTTCTTTATTTTTAACGTAATAATAAATCATTTTCTTTTATATACTTGTATACCTCCATTGCAAAAATATCTTGACCTTCCTGACCTATATGATGATTCCGATTCCAAACAGTAGAAGAATCATTAGTAAATCTATCGTAATAACAACCATCACCCGCACCTCCCTTATAAATTCTTTTTATATTAAGCAGTTTATAAAGTCCAAGTAATCTTTTATCTTTTTTAATTGTTTTTATAGCAAATGGAAACAACATATTAATGAAAAGATATGGAACTTCATGTTTTTCCAAAAAAGATTGTAACGTAAAATGTTGTAATAACATTCTATACTGTATTTCTGTCCATTTACCCCAATCTGTTTTAAGTAATTCTTTATACATTATTTCGTGTTCTGGTTTCATTGGTATACTATTACGAGATTCTTTTGCACCAATCAACCCAGGAATAAACATATAATGACCAGCAACGCCTCTATTAATGACAAAAGGCTTTCCTGGATCATCTGATTTTAAAAATAACCTATCTGCACCTGTCCACCCGATTATAACAAAAATGTTTGATTTATTTTTTGCTTCATTTATAAATCTTATTGTGTGTTCTAAGATATGATCATTACTGGACCCTGGAACAGCATTGTTTATAATCTTTAATATTCCTAACTTTCTTCCTACATTATTTGCCCATGAGTCATAATAGCATTTAGCAGGTATCTCGGTAAGTCCAACATCTTGATCGAAACAATTTTTATTGTCTTCCCAAGATTTTAATTCACTCCCGGCAGTATGACTACACCCATGAATAAAAAAATTTTCTATCATATTTTTTCTTTTGTTATTAATACATCTGATGCACAATGACATCTATTTCTTTTACAAATAACTGAAGAAGTAGGCCATATAATTTGATCTGGTTTATTAATATCACCTATTGCCCCTTCTTGCATACAATTAGCCAAATAAACTTTACCTGACCATTGTATAAAAAAACTTTCTAACCCCAGATTACATTTCCATCCTTTAAAGTTAGATTTTCCTGCATTAATTAATTCTTGCTCTCTGCCGTATGAATTTATAACTTCACCGTCTGCAAAGTGAATATCTGATCTATCATCAATCTTCTGTGTAAAATATGTTTTAACACCAAGTTCATTTGTTCTTTCTATACCTGTTGTAGATGTATACTCCTTAAACCATTTTAACTGTTCTTCTGTATAATGGTGACCTTTACCTCTTTTAGTCCATTTTAAAACTTTTACTGCTTCTACTGTTATATTTTTATGCGGTTTACAAGATTCTAAAAACTTTAATCCTTTATCCCAAAATCTCCCATCCATCATTACTCTAAGATTTATTGGTGTTATATTAGCAATTGATAATGCTTTTTCTAAGAAGTCTTTATCTTCATAACTTGGATGATAACTTGCACTACAATATGCTAGATACGGAGCAAGAGATTGCATATATCTTGATGTCCTTGCAAGGTTTGTTGTTATGCCAACTTTATTACCAGCATCATGAATCATTTTACAAAAGTCTAATAAAAAAGGACTTAATGTAGGTTCGCCCCCTGATATTGCTACTTGCAATTTGTCATACTTTGAAAGTAATGTTTGCCAAAATTGTTTTGCATTACTCCATTCATAATTATGATTACTACCATTATGTAAACTTGTCGGACAATATTCACAAGCATTGGTACAAATATTATTAATAACCCAAGTGATCAACATTAAGTTATTAGTTCGTCTTTGTATTTTTACAACTGGACTTTGATTATCTTTCAAATTTCTCATATGCTTCTTCGTAAATGCCTGGATACATTTTTCTCACATCTTCCAATTCCGGAATAACTGCAAACACACTCTCTTTTCTAATTTTATCTAATTTTGCGTGTTTGTTTAAAAATAATCTAGCATACGCAGGATTATGAGGTAATGTTAGTCCGTGCATAATTTCTTTTAATTTAGGTGTTGGATCGTATTCATATTTTTCTTTATAATCTTCAATCCAAAACTTATATCTTTCTAATATTTCTTTTTTAAATTTGTCGCTTAAAATTGTTACGTGTTGATCTTCTGGCCAATGAACAAAATTCAAAAACCAATTATTGTACTTTACTTTCCAGGTATTGGTAGTTACAGCATAATTGTCATGTACCAATCCCATTTTAATAAAATGATCTATTATAGCAGGTAATCTAAAAACATTTAAAGCACCTACAGTTATACCAGGCTGTATATGAATGCTCTTATTCAAACCGATAAGAGTTTGAATATTTTTTTCTACCCTTGACCAAACTGTGCCTGATCTTACAAGTTCTGCTCTTTCACCGAATTCATCTAAACTTGGCCATATTTCAATCTTACCCGGCTCCCATAACTTCCAATAATCTAAAACACTTTTTCCTTTATGTTCTAGTTTTGTTGTATTGGTATTATACATTATTCTAACATCAAAACGTTTATGCTTTTTAAGTAATTCTAAAATATACCAATGATCGTCCATCATCATTGGTTCTCCACCAGCAAAATAAATTCTTTCTACGTGCTGTATTTGATCTTCTAGAAATGCTAACTTTGATTGCCCATCAACTTCTTGTACAACATTTAATCCTTTTTTATTTTGTCCATATCGTTTTTTACCCCAAATTCTAATTGCATCTGGTACCCAAGAAGAACTATGCTTTGGCCCACAACTTCTACATTTTAAATTACAAATATTACTAAACCTCATATCCCAATATTTTAATCTCATCTCAGGAACCGTACCATCAGGTAATGTAATATGCTCTACTTCTTTCATTACACTTTTATATGATTTGTTATTATGCTGTCTATTGCTGGTCATTCCTCTATCTTCCATATTCCAGCATCTAGTACAAATTTTAGAACGTTCTCCAGAAAGCATTTGAAGCCTTAACTTCTTTTGCTTCTCACTATTCCATATATCTTTGATAGAATCTTTGCTTAAATCACCTAAATTATAATTATAAGGTGAAGTTAAACAACACGGTATAACCTTATTATGTGGTTCAAATTGTAAATGAACCCAAGGTATAATACAAAAACTTTTAGATTTTTTAAGATCATCATATTTCATTACTAATATTTAACGAAAATTAAGTACGTAGATTTAGTTTTTTTTAACTATAAAACTCTCAACGCCTCTAATTGGGTTTTGATATACTTGTTTAAAAAACTTACTCTGTGTTGCTGTTAAAGGATTAATACCAATCGGGATTTCAACCTCATTAACTAATATTTCTCCTAACCTTTTTATTTCGTCTTCAATATTATTTGAATTAAATTTTGCTGACTGTTCTTCCCACATATTATTCAAATACTTAAAATCTCTTGTATGAACGATATCCCAATCTGTACACATTGTCATATATGTTCCTAGCCTAGCACCATAAATTGCCCATATTCCATTCTCAATATCGCTACCAACCATTTGCCAAATATACATTCTGTTTAAATTTTTCCAATGATTTTTTTTAAAATCGTTGATGTTAACTCTAACTCCTCTATCTAACGACATTTTAACACCTTCTCTAAATCCTGCTCTCCAAGACTGTGCTGGTGTATAATTATTATACACATCACTATACGTCTGATTTGTTTGAAGATATCTAATGTCCCAACAAAAATCTATCTGTGAGTGAGGATCATTGGGATCAGCATTTTCATGAGTTTTCATATCTAAAACATATTGCTTTGGCCAACATTTAAGTCCACCATTTCCATAAATTAATCCATTTACAACATTATATCCACACCAACTAATAACACTATTGGCTAAATCTGTTTTTTCATCAAACTCAATTTCAACATCAAGCCATTTTGGATTAATAATATTATCACCATCTACTGTTGTAAATCTTTCTGTCTCTGTTTGTTCTGCACAGGCTTTATGTGCCGCATCTGACCCTTCTACTCCGTGGACTCTTTTTACCCATGGAATCTTATTACAAATGTCTGCATAATTCTTTTCAGCATTTGGTTCATCATAACTTAGATAAAAAACATCATGGTCTCTTACATAAAATTTCTTAGTCATTTTCTCTCACGTGATAATAATCGTTATATATTTTTTTACAAAACACACTAATATTTAAGTTTACTGACTCAACATCTTCAATTTCATACTTTTCTTTTAATAAATCAATTTTTAATTCATTATGTAATAGATTTGGATTATCTTTTCCGGTAACATAAAACATTTGATACAAATTTTTATTAGAAATAGTTTTCAAAGCATTTAGAATATCTCCTTGTACTACAAGTTTCCATTTTCTTCTTTTTATGTCTTGAACTAAATTAATACCGTCTTGTACTTTTTCTACTACAGGTATTTGATATATTGTATGAGATGCTGGTGTTTCATTTACACTTTCTTCTAAATTTCCAAATCCTACTTCATTAATAACATATTTTTTTAACTTATCGTCATATACTACTAAAAATTGATTTAAACTTTTTGTTCCGTTTTTAATTTCATTAGAAAGAGTATCGTCAATTTCTATACAAGTTCCTTCTTGCGTAGGTCCTACTGTTAGAGGAACTCCTGACTCTGATTTAAACTGCAAGTACTGTTTCATTTGCTTCTTCTAATTGTTTTATTAAATAATCTGTTAAAAATCCTTTTTCAACATAATGTATTATTCCATTTTGTTTATAGTTTCCAATATAAAAATTATTTTTACTAAAATTTAAAGTAACTGCTGTACTTGATTTTACATAATCAAATTTCCATCCTTGGTGTTTTGGTTTTAAATGAACTACATTTATAAAAGAATCTTTTGCTGTAATTTCATCTTCATTACATAAAAGTTTTGATGTAATAGCAGAACTAACATCCATACTACACCATTTTTGTTTTTTCGTTGGTGTATATTTGTCATAAAATAATTTCCAATTCTCAATAACTAATCGTTGCATTCTATAAAATAATGCCGCTTCTTCCGATTTCTCAAAATAATGTATTGTATTATATAAATTTGGCAATTGATTTCTAACAAACACTTTTCTATATACAACAGACCTGTCAATTACACCTCTATATGTTCTAATAGCAGATGAATAAAAAATCATATAATTTTTTAAATATTTCCACCAACCATCTAAATTTTCAGTTACTAAAGTATCAGCATCTAATACTATTGTTTTCAAATATGGTGAAATATCAAATGCATTTATTCTGTCTTCAGCATTTAATATACTTCTTGGTTGAATTTTATTAAAAATTACATCATCAAGTACTTTTTTATATCTATCACTTACTTCTGTGTTTGTAACAACTGTAATATGGGCATTTGGGTTAAACAATTTAATTGATAATCCTAGAGCATATGCTTGTTTTAGATAATTTGTTTTCCAAGTATTGTTTGCGTATATTAAAAATCCTTTTTCTATCATATCCCTTGTCTTTCAATTAGTTGTTCTAATCCAATCTTATTCATTACATGAACATTTAAATCTTTAGTTGTTGCTACTGAATAATTTGAGTTGTCATTAGGAAGAGTACACAAAAAAGTAAACTCATCATCTTTAAAATCTTCTACTAAATCTCTATCAAAAATATAATATAAACTACCAGGAGGGTTTGTTGGCCAGTGTGTACTACTTTCAAAACCATTCATAATATGAATAGCAATACTAAATGCAAAATCGTTTCTAAAATTTCTCCCTGATATTTGATATATCCATCTATAATAATTCCAATTTTCTTTTATGTACTTTAATAACTCAAAAAATGTCTCCATTTTTTTATTTTTTTTAAAATAAAATACAGTTGCCCAATACATTTCAATAGATGTATCACTAACATATCTTATCTCCCATGGTTTTCCGTATGGATTTATATAAAGAGAATCCTTCCAAATCATAAAATCATCATTTAATTTAAAACAATTTAATAATAAATCATTTCCTACAATATAATCAGTGTCCATAACAATAGTTTCGTCATAGGGTGTTAAATTATATGCATCTGATCTATTAAAATTATTCCATTGTAATTTTTTTGAAACTTGTCTGCCATCACGAAAAGTTTTACGTTGATATACTTGAATTTTTTCTGCAGAAATAACTTTATCAAATATATCAATTAAATGTGAATATTTTGTTTGTAAGTGTTTTTCAGAATCGGTTATTAATGAAACTGGAAGATTTAAATGCTTTTTAATATGTTTTGCACAAAAAATCGCTTGCCTTACATAATCAATTTCATCATTGTTATTGGCAAATAATATTACACCTTTAGTCATCTTCCTAAAACGTCTTTAATATCTCTTTTTTTGATTTTATGTAATTGTGTATAATAATGATTTACATTTTTTGCATAAATGTTCATTACATCATCAACAAACTTTGCAAAGTCTAATATTTGTGCAGGATTATCATTATCATCAATTATTGTGACGTCTTTAGTTTGCCCTTTTTGTAAAAGTAAATTAATAAAAGTTATAAATTCTCGATTAATTTTAAATTTTGAGCCATTAGCATAATGTACATTTTGATCTAGAAACTTTTGCTTTAAAATTCTCTTTTGGTTATTGTATGTAACCATGTAATTGGAAAATTCCAGTGCTTTTTTTAATCGATCATCCATGAGCACTAGTATATATTAGTCAGAAAAATAGGTCAAGTAAGATATGAATTTATCTTGATTAATTAACTATTAATTGAAGTTATCTGTTACTGCAAATACTGGTCTACTATGCTGTACAGCACTTGCATTATTAGGATAATACGAAGTTACCGTTAATATAGTTGAACCACTTACATCTTCATCAACCGCCGCGCCAGTTCCTGTTTGGTCACCTGCGTCTTCATCAAAGCAAGTTACAATAAATTCTAATACAGTTGAACTAGAGTCTCTACAAGTAACAAAAAAGTCATTTTCTGCATAAACACCACCGCCGCCAACGTCATGTTGGAAAACTTGTTGTGCTGATCCTGTCATATCGACATTACCTATTGTAGTTTCATCACCGTTTCCTGTTGATGTTGTTGCAGTTCTACCATACTTAATAGTACCTGCATCACCAAATAAAGTACTCCATGATGTATATTTTGTTCCAGATCCACCTGATACTGAAAGTACCATTCTTATTTCTCCGCCTGCATTAAAGTATTGTCTTTTTGCATCTGCAGAAGAAAATGTAACTGTATAAGTTGTGTTAATTGTATCTGTTGATCCACCCCAAGCAGAAGATCTTGTTTCTGTTGCTTCTGTTGCCGTTGCAAAATTTCCTGCGGCCGCATTTAATCTATTTGTTTCTGCCGCTGTTCCTTCTGCTTCGTATTGTGCCCAACCTTTTTTAGTTGTTGCGTTAGTTTCTTCGATTATATCACCTGCTGATAGGCTGACAATAGCCGAAGTTGCTGATGCTGTTTGATGCAGAATACATTTATTAATATCTGCGTGTACAAGTGCTAAATGAGATGCTGTTACTACGTCGCCTGCGGCAACTTGTCCTGATGTTACAGTTACTCCGTAACCTTTGTCGCTTGACCCAGTACCCAAAACATTTGACACTTTTGTTTGTAATGTGTTGTATCTTGCCGCTGTTACTACTGACATAATTTTAATTCCTTCTTAGTCTAAATGTTTAATATTAAACATATTTATTTATCGTCGTTAATTAGGCACTTATTACAGTTTAAGTACGCATTCTATTAGTTTTATACCACTATTATCACTGTCAACCATTGCTACTCCTACCATATGGGCATCAACATCTGCATTTTTTGATGCTACAGAATAATGATTCCATGGTAGTGCTACTCCTACTGTATCGCTTACGTAAACTGCGTCTCCTTTATTCACTTGTCCAATAACTTTTACTGGAACCCTTCCTTTAAGTCCTACAATTTGTCCATTTGCATCAGCATTCATTAGATATGCTGGATTTTCTGATACAACACCAATTGGTATACTACCTAGTTGTGAAGCAGTTGCTTCTTTTTCACCACCTATACATATAACAGTACCTATAGGATACTCTTCATCAGTAAGATATTTTTCTGCCAAGTCAGCATATTGAGCCTGCGTAGCAATTGCGTGTACTACATTGGCTCTTAAATCAACCAAGTATCTGTCATTTAAATTATTTCCTGATCTAAAGGCTGTCCAGGCTCCGCCTGCGTTACCGTGTGTAGTTGTACCATCATCTGCAAATGATTCATCCCAAACCCAAAATGCATCTTGTAAATTTGGGGATGACGGTCCTTCACCATCATCACTAGATGCTCCTCTATTAACTTGAAGTCCTGTAAAGTTTACTAAAGCATTAATTACTGATCCTGCTGGACCTTGCTTCATTCGAATCATGTTATCTTCAACATCTAATGTTGATACTGATGTTGATACACTCTCAGCAGACGTTAATGTTCCTGTAACTGTTAAATCACCAGTGACTACCGTAGTATTTTCTAATTGTAACGTTCCATTATTTGTATTATTTTTTAATTTTGCATCTAAACCAGATATTGTAAGTGTTAAATCACTATCTGCTCCAATTGTAACACCACTATCATTTATAACTCCTAATGAACCACTGGTTGTATCATTAGCATCTGCTCTTAAAAATTGTGATGCTGAAATTGCCACTGAACCTATTGTATCATAAAGTCCTTCTGCTAATGTGGCTGTTCCTTGAAATTTGTTTCCTGCTAATGCAGACGATAATGTAATTCCTTTGTATACTGTAGAAAATCCTGCTGAAATTAATTCAGCACCTGGTGTACCAACAGTATTTTTTGGTTGAAATTCTTCTGACGCTACAACATATATTATCGTATCACCAACAACACCTTTTAATACATTTTTATTTGTACCTAATGATGATTCAATTACTTCAGGCACCATTAACGTAACACCTGAGCCTGCAACTGATGTTGGACCAATTAAAACCCAAGTACTACCACTATAAACATATAATTGTGAATTAGTAGTATCAAACCACATATCACCTTTTACAGAACTAGTTGGTTGCGTTACAGTAGTTGTTGATCCACCTACTGGTTTCCATTTGGTACCAGTATAAACATTTACTTGATTATTTGTCGCATCATACCAAAGTTGCCCTTTAACTTTGTTATCTGGTGCTGTTGTATTTGAGAAGTTTTCTAATAATTTTACAAAATTCTCATTTAACTTTTCACCAAATCCTGCGTATCCTTTTCCAAATAATGAAATATCAGTAGTTGTAGTATCAATTGTACCATCTTTTAATATTACTACTGTTGCTCCAGTTGTATCGTTTATTGTATAAGACATATCCTACTCGACCTTTTCTATGCTAACTCTATTAGGGGCGCTAGTAGATTCGTTTTCCCTAATCTTTACCAACCACCATACATCTCCTACTAGTTTAATCAACATAGTTGCTAATTGAGGATCTATGCTTTGTTGAAGTAAAGAAAACTCGCCGGGTGTCCAGAGTTCTTTTTCATCTATACTATTAATATAGTCTGATACGTCTTTTTTTGTAATCTCTGCCATTTTGTTAAATGCTCCTATTAATTACTATTTATTAGTGTTATGTTGCTTCTTGATTTGTTCTTCATCTGATATCCAATCCAAATTTTTGTATTTTTCACTTGTAAGATCTCTTAAAAATGTCTTAACATCACTTTCTGTAAGCGTCATATTGTGATATTTAACATATCTTTTATGTAGTCCTTTTTCTTTTGTTGCAGTATATACTAACCTCATACCTTTAGATCTAGCAAGTTCCATTATAGCATCAATACACATTTTTAAGGATTTATGGGCGGTTCTTGTACGTAATCCACTATCACCTTCTGGTTCTTCAACTATAACCCATTCCATAAATGCAAACTTTGTACCTACACCTATATACAATCCTCCACCACAAATAGGTGTACCATCATCACTTTCTACTATAATGCCATCAGGAGGTAAGCATTCCTTTGGTACTATACCAAATTCCCATTGTTTCCACCATCGAACCAATGTTGAATAATCACTCTCTAGATTCCATTTTCTAGATTTCATTATAAGTTATTTTATTATTTTTTATTAATAAGGTCAACGACTTGTTCGGCAATTTCTTCATCTGTTTTATGATACTCACTAAAATATTCCTCACCTAACTTTTCAAGTCCTTTTTGTTCAAATCCATCAAAATAATCTGTAAACAATGTATCGTTTATTAAGATTCTTCTATTCTCACAACCAAACACATATACAGTATGATCTCCTGGACCTAATGATTTACCAAGTTCGCTATCTAGAACTCTGATCCATTTGGTATTTTCTTTAACCATATGAGATCCTGAAACTTTTATTCCTTTATAGTCATATAGATCATTAACTAAAAATTTTCCACAACCAAACACAAAACCACCAACGGCTACTTGATCTCTTAATGTAACTTCTTCTACTGGTTTTGTTGATCCATCTGCCATTGTAATTGGTGTGCCTGCAATAAAGCAACCTTTATTGTGTACAACATGACCATCAGCAATATATAAATTATCATTTGAAACATGGAAGTTATATAAAGGCATATCCGGATCGTTTATTTCCTTTGATTTAATCTCTGTAATTTCAACCAAGCCACTATCCATCACAAGTTTGTCGCCAACTTTTAGTTCGCCTTTTAATTGATCATAAAGTTCAACGCCATCACGTTCTTTTGTTTTCTCTGGTTTAATTGATTTCCATCCTTCTTCTGTCATAAATGGATGTTCTGATGTAAAGAAATAATTCTCACTATCATTAAATGCATATAATTTTCTATTTGATAATACTGTTGGATCAAGAGCAATAACTTTATTATCTCCATTTTTTCCTTTTACTATATCGCCAACTATAATATCTTCAATATTTTTATCTGTACCATCTGCCATACGAACCTTGGTACCTGCAATAAAACAACTACCGCCGCCACCAATTGGTCCGCTATAATTTGATGCCGAACCTGTTGAAGAAGTTCCATCGTCTTTGTCATAAAAACCATACTTTGCACTGGGATTCCATTGGTATTGACCAACTGAAGGAACTTGTGGACTATATTGACCAGTAGGTAAATTACCTGTTGCTTCATGTGGATTAACATAAGAAGGTTCGCTTGGAATAATTCCATCACCTTGGCCTCCACCTGCTTGATGCGGTGGTGCACTTGCAGGAACATTTTCTACAACTGGTGTTCCACCAGTTCCATCTGTTCCTGATGTTGATGCGCCTCCTATGTCTCCAAATCCATCAGCCATTGATGTAAAAATAACATCACCACTAAACAATGCTTTCCATACCCCTGATACTTTGGTATATCCTCCAATTAATTTTTTCCATACACCTGCTACCTTATATTTCATTGTTGGCATTTTCTTCCATGTACCTCCAACTTTAAAAAATCCTTCTGCTGGTATATTAAAAACTACAATTGCTAATCCATCTTTACCTGCATGACCTTCTGCTCCGCCTATTGCAAGAGGATTTGTATAAGCAGTATAACCTAACACAGATGTAGGAGTTTGTTGTGGTGTTAATCCTGATCCACTGTTTGATGTTCCGCCTGCAGGTACTAAATTTCCTCCTGAGTACCCAGCATAGCCTCCCATATCTCCGATGTTACCCGAGCCACCTTTTCCGGCCTTGTTACCGCCTCCAGCGCCTCCGCCACCGGCACCATCACCTGTGTGTTTAGCACCATTTTCTCCTAAGTAACCTGGTGTATGTGCTGTTGCTGAATTTGTATTAAGGCCAGCACCCCCTCTTGAAGCCATTCCAGATCCACCTGCTCCGCCACCGCCACCAGCGATAGCAATTTTAATATTATCTAATGTTTGTCCCGATTCGTATAATGTAATTGTTGTGGCACCTCCACCACCACCTCCAGAACCTGATGTTCCAAATGTACCCGATTTTCCACCGGTACCACCTGAATACCCAGTCATACCTTTTCCGTTGATACCACCTTGTGCAGTAGTTCCAGAAGATCCGCCACCAGCGCCGCCTCCAACAGCAACTACCATGCTTTTTTTACCAGCATATGCAGACATATCTATTCCTGTGGCTGTAACATATTGTCCTGCGGCCGCGTCTGCACCTTCTCCAGCATAATCTGAACCACCAGAACCTCCGGCACCGCCCCATAGATAAACATCTATTGATGCAACACCAATTGGTATATGTGCTATTTGAAGTTTTCCTGTGTACTTAAAGACTTTAGTAATTGTAGTGATTGCCATGGGATTATACCTCCCTTACAAACCAAAAGTCCCCGTCATTTCCGTCACCTGAGGTTGGCAAAGTTGTATTAACAAATTTTGCTGACCCTCCCCATAGGTTACCAAATGTAACAACGGCACCAGTGGTTGGTACGTTTAAGTTAGAAGTGTCGCCTTCTGCAATTGCTCCAACGGCACCTAATGTTGCTGTTGTAACTTTAACATTACCTGACGCATTTGTTTTTAATACTTTTTCTTTATTAGTATGACCATCTACTGTGGCATCTGCTAATGTTATAACTTGAGAATATGCTTGATTTTCTCCAGCAACCCAATTATTTGTTGAAACTTGATAAAATAATCTTGCGTCATCTGTATCACTAGTTTCAGCAATTAATCCTGCGTCTGCTTCTGCGTTACCTGTGTTTACTTTAATAAATGCATCATCATATGTACTAACGTTTGAACTTGCTGTATCATGTTCTCCCGATACTGTTAGATTTCCTGTAATTGTTACATCACCTGTAAGTGCTATATTACCTGTTGTTCCTGTAATTGCTATTGGAGTTTTTGTTACTCCGCCATCATTAATTGTTACTGATAAATTTTTATCTTGTGATGGATTTCTTAGTATTACATGATTATTGCTATCAACTTCAATTTCAAAATCTGACGTTGATCCTGTTGTTCTTCCTATGCTTAATTGATTTGATAACGATGCTACATCATTTTGTATTGTTAATGATCCTGCCATTGCGTCACTTGTATCTGCTCTTACAAAATTTCCACCTGCAATAACTGTTGCTGATGTATTTGTTGTGCTTGATACTTCAAGTGCCGCCGCCTGTGCTGACGATCCTTTAAAACTAGCACCTAATAAATTGTTTAATGTAATTCCTGGAAATATCTTTGGAAATCCTGTATTTGCGGCAAGCCACGTAGCATCAGGTGTAAATTCATTTTTTGATAAAATTGCAACTCTTGTATTTGCCGCATACATTGAAGAAACAACGTGTGTTCCTCCGTTATATGTTACTGTGTCAATTTTCCATCCTGATTGTGTTTGTCCATCTGCCCATACTGGCCCAACTAATTTCCATGATGCTCCTGTATAAGCATAAACCTGATTGTCATCTGTATCTAACCAAAGATCTCCTGTTGCAGAAGATGTTGGTTCTGTTGCTGATGCTCTTGCTCCACCTGTTGGTACAAAAGCAGTACCATTATATACTTTTATTGATCCTGCTGATTCATCATACCAAAGTTCTCCTTTTACTGGAGCAACTGGTGCCGATGCTGATGCTGAATTTTCTAGTAATCTTACTAAATCTTCATTTAATGCTTCACCAAATCCTGAATAACTCTTACCAAACAATATTAACGATGTTGTATTATCGATTGTACCGTCAGTAATTGTTGCTATTTGATCACCTTTTGTGTTATTGATATAGTATGGCATAATATTACCCTTATTTATAGTCTCCCTACACTAATTAAAATGACACTTTCTTTCACGTCTTCTTTAGTTTCTATTGCTTTTCCTACAATAGATCCAAGTACTGGAGACATGGCTTTTTTTGCACATCCTGGTTTATCACCTGCTGTTGTAAGCAAATCTCCTTTTGAAACTGTTCCATAAACTCTGCATTTTACTTTTCCTACAAGAGCAACTATTTGCCCTTCTTGATCTGTATTCATTAGATATGCTGGATTTTCACTAATAACTCCTGCAACTCTTGTGTCATTTGATATTGTTGATTGTGTAACTTCTTTACTACCTCCAAATATAACAACTGTACCTACTTGATAATTTCCATCTGATTCATACACCTCAGCCAAATCAGCATATTGAGCCTGACTTGCTGTTGTAGTTAAAATATTTGTAGATGGATTATAAGAAAGTCCTGCATCAGTAAACAATGCTTCGTTACCATTTACTGTTACAAATGTTGGATATACTGTTGTATCTTCTGTATCTTTTGCTGTAACCGTTACTTTTGTTGCAATAGGGGCCGTGCCTGTAATATCACCTGTAACGTTTCCAGTGAATGCTCCTACAAATGATGTTGCTTTAATTGTGCCTGTTACATCAAGTTCAGCAGTTGGCGTTGAATTTTTAATTCCAATTCTACCTGTTGACCCATCAATCCTAAGCATTTCTGTTGCAGTTCCATCGACATTTGTTTTAAAAATTATATCTTTATCTTGTGTAACATTTTCAAGTGTAACATTATTTGAATCTACTTCAATTTGAAAATCTTGTTGATCACCAATATGAATTCCATCATTAGTATCCAATGTTAACCTACCGGTCATTGTATCTGCCGCAGTGGCAGTTATAAATCCTGTTGCATCAATTCCACCAAGTGCATCTGCATTCGTGGCTGTGCCTTGAAACTTTACTCCAGTTATTGCTGTTGTTAAGGTTATTCCTTTTTTAACAGTACCAAATCCTGTAATAGCAGTTTTAGGAGTAAATTCATTTTCTGAAATAACAGCAATTAAATTTGTATTATTCCAAAGTTTTGTAATTACTTGCGTTGCATCTGTACTATCTGGAATAGAATCAAATGCAAATCCACTTGTACTTGATGACGATGGACCAACTAAAACGTGAGATGCTCCATTATAAAAATACAATTGGTCAGTATCTGAATCGATCCATATATCACCTTGTGATGCCGACGATGGCTCAGAAGTTTGATAAACTGCTCCACCTAATGGTTGAAATAATACACCTGAATATACTTTTAATCTTTGTTTTGATTCATCATACCAAAGTTGTCCTGCAATTGGTTTATTCGGAGCAGTTGTATTTGCAAAATTTTCTAATAAATGTAAAAAGTCTTCAGCAACAATTTCACCATATCCTGAATATCCTTTACCTACAAAAGCAAGATCTGTTTCAGAATTTAAAATAGAATCTTGAACAATGTAAGAACTAACAGATGCTGATGAATTGGTTTTATTTACTGTATAAGCCATTTATTAATATCCTGTATTACCACCCGATGTTGTTCCGCTTACAACATTACTTGTTGACAATGCTGTTGAACTTGTTTCTGTAAATGTTGTTAATGATTGTACTCTTAAAGTATAATCTATTTGAATTAATCTGTTTAATGATTTTTGTACTGGGTGGAATATAACGTGTGTTAGCAACTTATTTGTTGCTCCATCTTCTGTTCCTTCCCATGATCTAAGTCCTAATTCATCAAACACATAATCCCCATCAAAATTTGTTGTATTATCAAAAGCCGCCTGTCCTGTTGGCTCTCCATAATCTAAAGTGCAAGTACAAACAATGTCAGTAAATTTATTACCTGCTGTATGTCGTACTTCCATTTTATTTCGTGTTGTGTCTTTGTTTGTAGCAGAATTATCATCTATTACTTTATAATATGTTTGTGCGTATAACCCTGAATTTGTTCCTGTTGAATTTGGTGTTAAATATGTTATTACTCCAGTTGGATCAACTGTCGTGCCTCCATTTCCAAATGCCATTTCATGTATAAATCCTGTTGTCTTATTCCCTAATGAATTTGCTAATGCTTGAGACATATTCTCATAGTGAATAGCATTTCTTTTATCCACCATTACTTCTCCGGTATCCGGATCAAATATTTTAATGTGTCCAGTCATCATTACACCCGATTCGTCATTTGGTACGTTTGATTTATTCTCTGGTTTTTCTTCTGTTTTGATTTCCTGTTTCATCTACTGTATTTATTCTGGTGAATTTGTAGGTTCGTCTGCTATGAATCTAGCCTGATTAGTAATAGACTGTTGGAGTCCGTTACCATCAGAAGCAGTACTTAAACCTTGTGTATACCAAACTTGTCCTTTCTTTTGTAATATTTTAACTTGTACATTTGCCGCTGGTGGAGATGATAGTACAACATTCGCAGTACTTCCATCAACGGAATAATTTACTGTGCTACCGTCCTCGCTTGTCAGCAACAATCGTTGGCCACCAATGAATATGTCTAACTGACTTGCAGAAGACGGAGCAATTGTAGTAGTAAATGATACTTTTGATCCATTACCTGTATGGGTATTTGAATATATTGTATCACTATAAGGCACGGTTTGCTTACCGCTGGCGTCTACTACTGTTGATCCACCAATATGAGCCTTAATTCCTGTTCCAAGTGTTCCTCTTCTAACTCTAGATAATATATTTCCACTTTTAATGAAATATTCAATTCTTTCTTTATCTATGAAAATTACACCTGGTAATTCTGTAGTTCCATCAACTTCACCTAATACTGAACCATCTTTTACTGTAATTGTTTTATCTGATTCAAATAAATCGTTTGCTAAAGTTGTTGTTCCTGCTTTACTAATTCTTTTATAAAATGTTCTATTCAACATATCTTTAAAAATTCTAAATCCTGTTTGTCTTGTTTCAGATCTTACTGCAAAGTACATTATATCAATTCTATCTGCATTTGTAATTGTTCTTCCAACAATTTTTACTGTATTTCCTGAAACTGTATAATCAAATCCTTGTTGCAATGGTATTGTATTAAACCAAACATAAACATAATTTGAATTTAAAGGAGTATTATATAATTTGTGTACACCTGTTGTTCTTCCTTCTAACACTTCACGTTTTAGATTCATTCCAAGTGCATTATTAAATGTTGTTGCTAATATAGTATCATTTGCATTAAGAGTTATACCATCTGTCGCTAATTGAGTAGTTTTTAAAACAATATCTGACCCAACATATGAATAATGATTATCTACATTTGTTGTAATTGCTATTACATCTGTATCTGCTGGTGGAATTAATAAGTTTACTTTTTGACCAGCAAGATCAATTGTATAATCAACATTTAATAATTTTATTGTACCATTAATATAAACTTCAACCTGACTAGCCAATGTTATTGTTTTTGCTGGGTCCACCGTTGAATCATCCGATAGTCCTGAAACAACTCCGTAACTATATGTTGATCCATCTCCTGAATAGTAAGTATTGTCTGGTCCTCTTAAAACTTTTCCGTTATGTTCAAGAATTGTAAGACCAGCATAAGGTCCATATGTACCAACAGGATAAGTTAATGCATATCTTGTTGTTGATCCATCATACGTTATAATACTTGATTGTATTTGAGCATATGCTCTACCCGAACCTAACGTTTGATTAAATCCTGCAATTTGTATTGCTTGTCCTGTTGTTGGTGCAGAATTAAAATTAACAGTAATTGTATTTGCTATTGTTGTTGTTGTATAAGCAGTAGTTGGTTCACCGTCTATTGTTATATAAAGTTGTGAAATAGAACTATCTGCGTTAAAATTCTCTCTTGTTGCTGTTTTAAATGCTGTTGTTGATCCATCGCCTGTAAAACTATCAAGCACCATGTATTGTTGACCTGAAATTGCAAAACTTTTTACAGTTAATTTTTGTCCTACGGATGGCGTTGATCCTAATGTAATTGTTTTATTGGCAATATTAACTGTATAATGTGTAGGTGATCTTTTTCTTACATTATCTAACACAACTGATACAGCCGCTTTAGTTCCTGGCGTTTGACCAATATCAAATGTTGCTGTATTGCCATCACATATATAATTTTTTTCTACTATAAATGGTACTCCTGATTCCGGTGCTGAATATACTTGAATATCTAACGTATCAAATAATTGTCCCGGAACTGCTTCTTCGGGTGCATATGAGGTATCTGGTGAAACAAATGCATCACCCTCTGTAATAACTTGTTCTGGGTCTACTCCTAATGCTGATCCAAACGTTCCTCCATATATTAAAGAATCTATTGTTCTATCATCTGTTGGCGTTTGCACTCCGTCATCATCGAATGGAATAAATTCTATCTTAACTCCATTTCCTGGTGCTGTTGATAATGTAAATGATGCTGTTGATTCATCTCCTCGATGAACTTCGTTAACTTGTCTTACATCATCAAAATAAACTGTATAAACTTCTGTAGGCGATGGTGCCGTAGCAAATATAAATGTTCTTGTTGAGCCATCACCATAAAAAGTTCTAACTCTTCCACTACCATAACTATCCCATGGTTGTTCAAACCATCCTGATTTATCCCAACCTTGTTCACTACCAAATGTAAGTCCTGTAACCATTACACCACCATAATCTACACCTGTCATTACCTGAGATAACTCTAAACCTGGCATACCCGAACTTGGTGTGTACATACCCTTTATTCTTTCTGCCGCTGTAATATAACTTTCATCACCACGTAATTTTACTAATCCTGCTAAAGAAAATTTTGTACTAGTAGTAATTCTTTGCGTTGTTCTATAAAGTTCATTATTGTATCTTATAAGCACTCCATATTCATACGTTGTATTTGTTGCCCATGCACTAACTTCTCCTGTTGATTTAACTCTGTCAAATCTAATAGTTGTATCAAAATCTCTAACTAAATCATTATTCAATACAACAGATGCTTTTGCAATATCTAACGGCGTTGTATCATCATTCGTTCCACCAGTTATAATAATCTCTGGAGTTGTTGTATATCCTGAACCTTTTGTAAGTAACTTAATTTTTGATATTTTACCTTCTGAGATAATTGCTTTTGCTGTTGCATGAGTTTTGACACCAGGGGAGAATATTTTATATGTTCCAGGATTCACTGCTATTCCATGATTTGTATTACTTGTTGGCATATAAAATGTTCTTGTAGGATATTCATCAAATGAATGTGAATGAGATACTCCTGTTCCTCCATTTTGTTTATCGGCAACATTTGCACTAGTTTGAATTGTATACAATGGATAAAAATGTCCGTAAGATCCTGATGATGCTCCCGAAGTACTTGTACCTAATACTGTATATGGTCCTGTATCTTCAACAGTACCGCCAACAAAACTTATTGTTGGAACCTTTACATAACCAGTTCCTGCATTTGTAATATTAATTGATTTAACGTGTTTTGTATAATAATCTTTCCATAACTTATATGGATATGTTGTCATTAATTCTGTATCAGTTTCTGCTTCTGGTTCTGGTGGTCTTACTTTATTTTTTGATGCATCATAAAATGGTGGTAAATCAAAGTCTGTATGTATTCCACCATGTATTTCTTGATTTGTATATTTTAATTTATATTCACGTATTTTTGTATGAAAGGGTTTTATTTCTTTAATATATTTCTCTACATAATCATCTTTTCCAACTGTATATGTTTTTCGTTGATTTAATGGTCTTAGAGAATTTGTAATATTTAAAAACGAGGATTTAAACAACCAATTAACATATGGTTGCTCTGATAATACATATCGTAAACCTATAAAGAAAATTGTATTATATTCTTTTATTAAACTACCTGTAAAAATATCATCTCTTAATGCAGTTAATATACTTCTTGTTTCAATAATCGGTTCTCTATCAAAAAAGTTTTCATCGAACGTATCATCACCTGCAAATCCTGTATCATCAATTGTATAATCATATATTTTAGAAGATATTTGAATTGTTCCGTTTTGTGTAGCAACATTTTCCCATCCTGTTGCTGAATATTTGTATATTTTCCAACCGCCTGAATCTGAATTTAATACTTTTACATAACTATTAATCGGTACGTTCAATATATCTAATTCATATTGATTTGTTACTTGCTTTTCAAATTTGGTATCAATTGTTACTCCACTAGCATACCAATCAATATATGACCAATAATTACTTGTTTTATATGTTTGTAGTTTTGTTCTACTCCATGATGTACTATCCCATTTATAAATTGACCAATTACCTCCTGCGGTTTCATCGGCTTTAACAAGATAATTTACAATACCACTTAAATCTTTTGTATTAACATAAGTTAAGTCTGCATAAGTCTCAACTGATCCATCCCATTCTAAACTTGTTATTCCCGGCTCTGGGTCTACAGAATTTAAATTTGCAAATTTAATTGTTCCAACTAATTGGTTTTCTTTTAATATAGTATTTGTATATTGAATAATTTCTTCTAATGCTTTAAATCTATCTACATACCAACTTTGTCTTGGTCTTAATTCTGTTCCGTATTTCCTGTTTATTGGTAATGTTTGGTCTGGAACTATTGAACCTAATAAGTCTGTTCCACATAAACTATCCCACCATTTAGTTTCTAATGCTGTTGTAGGTTGAATTGCTGGATCACCTTCTGCATATATTTTCCAAACTTTATGAGAATCTCCTGCATTTTCATTATCTCTATAATCAATATTTAATACAACATTATCATTTAATAAATTACTTTTAATATTCCACAAAATTAATTTATTTTTATCTGATACAGTAAAATATTTAAATCCAGATAATTTTGGATTTGTTATAATGTTACTAATATATGCTGTTGAGTTTGTTCTAATCATTACAGATGTTCCTACCTGTGGTAACGGTGCTTCAGATTCTAATGGAACGAATGTTGAATTTCTCACCCAATAATAATAATAATTTATAAAGTCATCTTTTGCAGAATCGTATTTTTGTTTAATTGTAAATGTAGTATCATCCGGAGCGACAGGTGTTCCAGAAATTCTTTCTGGCAATCCTACTGACGTATCTGCTTGAGTTTCCCATTCAGATGGTAATAACGTTGTTTCAATCCATTCGTAAATATCTACACTTGATCCTGGAAATATTTTACCCCAATTTTTAGTTTTATATTCTTGATCACCTTGTTCATACCATATCCATTTTACTTTAGATAAGTCCCACCATGTTTCACCAATATGTTCTTCACCCCAAGCAGTTTCGGCATTTGTATTTCCTGCTGTATTGTAATTGTATTCCGCTGGATCCCACGTTGTTTTATATTTTATTTCTCTATCTGCAACACCAAAAATTCTTCCTTTAATTGGATCAAAATAATTTAGGTATGTAATAATGCTATGTGATGATCTATCAAATATAAATGCTGACTCAATTTTATTATTATCAATTAATGGTTCTTCTGTTCGTAAAAGATTCCATCCATATTTTCCATTTGTTTTTAAATCATAGTGAGAAATTGACCCATCATCCATAAACGTTGTTGATCCATCTACTGTTAATGCGGCGTCATCACGTGGAGATCCTACAAATATACTATTATCTGTAAGAAATACTGACTTACCAAACTGATCACCTGTACTAACTTTATCATTAATAAGTCTTTCATCTATTATAAATTTTGTATCATACTTGGTTCCAACATACACAACCCCTGCTTCTCTATTAATATCGACAATATTTGTATCTTGCAAATCAAAAGTAGTTGCTCCAAAATCAAATCTCATAGTTCGTGGATTGTCTGCCCCTACGGCTCCAATTGCAATTCTATTTCCTGATTGATTAATATTAACTGTTGATCCAAATTTAACATTTGTATTTGTACCTGGAGCATTTAAAGTCTGTTGTAAAGTATATGTGTTCGTAGATCCATCTGCATTCCATTTATAATAATATACTGCACCTGAATCATCTTTAAGTACACTTGTACTTCCGTCTTGTACATCAACTCCTGGTGCACCAACTATAAGTGCTGTCCCATCTTTATCCATAGCCAATGAATCACCAAAAGCAATATTCTTTGAACTACCATCACTTGATACTCCTGTTAATACTTGTTGCTCTGACCAAGTATATTGCGTTGATCCATCATTTGTATGACTTGTTCTTTTAAAAATATGTACACTACCAGCATATCCTGGTGCTTGTGAACTTACTGCAAGTATGTCTGCAGTATCATTTGTAACAACTTGATGACCAAATCTATAACCACTATTCACTTCTTCTGGTTGAATTGAAGCAACTTGCGTCCATGTATTATATGTTGACCCATCTACTCCAACACTCCAATTATACTGAAAAACTATTCCTGTATCATTATCATATCCTGGTGCACTTATAAACATATATTTTTCTGTTGTTAAAAGTGTTGAACTTATTCCGGGTTCAGCAATTGCATGATCCCAACCAAAGTTTAATCCAATTCTTGTTGTTGAATTATCGTATGGTGCATATATTGTTCCACCTAATTCATATTGAAAATTTGTACTATCCCATTTATAAAATTTAACAAGTCCTTGATCCGCTTGTTCAGTACTTCCGTCAATGCTTGTATTATTATAAGGAGCACCAGCAACTACAAAGTTTTCATCTGTACTCATTGACAATGAATATCCTAACCTTGAAGTAATATCATTGTTTGAAATCATTGTTTTACTTTCAAGTAAACTAAATGCTTCTCCTGACGTTGCTTCTTTTCTAAAGAAAAAACTAATACTTCCTTGGCTGTAATCTGGTGCTGAAGCAATAACTGTTCTGCCATCACTTCTTGCTACTACTTTAAATCCAAAATTTTGATTATCACTACGATCTGGTGATAATATCCGATTAAAATTAAGAGACGATATTTTTTCATAAACTTTCCAGGTACCTCCGGGATTGTCTATAAAAACTTTATCACCACTAATATCATTTACTTCATCCTTTACAATATAATCTTCAACTGATAAAATATCATTTATATCATCAACTGAACTATATCTCGCACTTACAAATTTACTAATATCTCCATATGAATCTTTTGTTGACTGATCTGTTATTCCAATTAGTTCTGATATATTTTCATTATAATCGACAATAACTTTATCTGGTGCTGTTACTGATTTAATTTCAAAAACTTTATTAATTGCTGGATACTCTGATCCAGTAACCAACGTATAATCACCAACTTTAAAATTATGAGCATAGTTAAAACCAATTTCTAATTGCGTATCTTCATTTATACTTTGTAATTGTATTAATCTTAATTCAGTTCTGGCAATTCGCAATACGTCCCAATCATTCATTTTATCATTTGCAATCCATATCAAATCTTGATTATCTAACTTTGATGCATCAAGATTTACTATATCAGAAATATTAAACGCAGTATGTTGTACGTCATCAAATCTTGGATACCCTGCAGTTTTAAAAAATTGTACAAAATCTCTATCACATCCTTCTTTAGTATAATCATATTGATCAAATGTAATTGATGGTGTATATTCTAAAGGCTTGTCATAAAAATCTGCTGATGGTATTGATGCTGATTTATTAAATGATAAAGCATCATTTGTTGTATCTAATAATTCTACACTTTGAGGATCTTGTAAAAATTTCCTATCATCCATTTTAATTTGTATAGATTTTTTACCATCAACATTTCCAAATGTTCCTGTTCTAATTAACCATTCAGGATATACTGATAACTCAATATTTTCATCTAAGAATTTTGCACGTGTTAATTTATTAATTGCACTTTGCGTACCTTTTTCTCTAATAAAACCTTGATAAAACTTATATTGTGAAATATCATTTACAAATAAATTTTCTAAATAGTCTCTACTTTGATAACCAGTTAAATGTTGTGCCAAAACTTGTTGACCTTCATCAAAATTATTTGTTTCTAAATCATAAAAATCATTAAATTGTGCAATTTTATAATCAAAATTTGGATATAATTCTGAAGATGGTTTACTAGATTTCTTTATCCATTGTTTATAATCAAACTCTATACCCGAATTATGATTTACATTTGCTACATAAAATTTTGCATTATACTCTACTGTATCGCCAATATTATAATCTGTATTAGCAATCCATAAAGATACTTTTGCCTCATCAAATAAAAATCCTGGTGCATGATATCCACCATTCCAATCAGCAGTTTTCCATCCAATTAAACGTAATCTTTGTTGTCTAAACCCTGTTACTTTATCATATACAATATCACTAAAAACAGTTTTATTATCAAGAAGTAATAAATGTTCTTTTTCAACTGAATATAATTGTATTCCATAAATTCCTATATTATCATTTTTTGATACAATATTGAATATATTGCCTGAACGTTTTACAGAAATATCTTTTTCTGATATAGAACGACCTCCTGCATCTAATACTGTGTATTTGTTATAAACATCTTTTAATTTTCCTACTACTGATTTTTTAGTATTTAAATTAAATCCAGACGCTCCTGGACTTACTGTTATAGCGGAACCTGCCGCCCAACCTTGAGTTGTCCAGTACACAAATTCATTAATAGCATTCTCCCAATTTATTGTTTTCTGTAATTCACGTGAAAATACATCAAATTCAAAACCTTGATCTTCTAAATATTTTCCATATCCTTGTAGGAAATCAGATACATCTTGAATAGTTTCAAATACTGTTCCATACACAACTGGTTGTGCAACTTTCACATATTCTTTATAAACAACTACTCTCGAATCTCCAAATTTTATAACATGATTATTACTATTTTTAATTGGTAGATACATATAAAAAATAGGTGAATTAATATCATATCCAACAACTCTATACCCTGGTTCAATTGACGATCCATCTAAAGAAATTGTAGAATTTCTTTCAATAAGCACACCACTATAATAAAATTTGTTTACAGGATTACTTGTTCTAAAATATACTTTATAATTTTCTGTAGGTAAAAATTGTGATCCTGACGTTGATCCTGGTGAAATTGAATCTGTTAATATTTTTAAATTTGCTTTATCAGTAAACCCACCTAGTTTATAAGCAAGTTGTACATCTAAATTTTTCATTTTATCGTAATAAAATTTTGCAGGATCTAAATTTTGTGAAATTAAATAATTTACAGCATATGGTTGATACCCTGCTGTTTGATATCTTGTTGTTACATTTGTTTCTGTATTAACTGAAGTTTCTAAATGATATTTCGCAGTTAATAACTTTTGCCTTAATCCTGTGCCTGAAGTAACATAATTTCCAACTACATTTTTAACAAGCCTACTACTATCTAAATGTACACCAAAAAATTTACAAGAATTAAGAATGGCCATTACTTTAATAACTGAAAACGCATAACCTGAATTCCGTCTCCAGGCAGTTTCCGCTGGGCCTTGATCACCAAACTTCCATGGTTGGCTAATATTACTTCTTGTAAATTCTCCAACAACTGTTACTGGACTTGCTAGATATCCATTTGCATTTGTTGGTATTCTATATTTTAATCCCGATCTAGCATATCTTTTATTAACTTTACCTGTTATAACATCATATCCTCTTTCAAGATCATCCCATAATACTTCATTACCTGCTGTATACGGTGCTGGTCCATAATTTGCTTCCCATAATGATGGCTTCTCGGAGTACCCTAACATTTCCCATGGGTGGGTATGTGGACGATCAGTATCATAATAATAATAAAACATTCCTCTCCAATTTCCAATTTCTGCCTCAGAATTAATATCAATACTATTTGAATAGTTAAACGTAAAAGTGTCTGCAACATCATAGATACTATTTTTTCTAAAATCTATATTATTTCTACCTGCCCAATTATAAAAATCTCTACTAAGAACCGAATTAACCTCTGTCAAAGTAAATCCTTTTTTATTAAATGCTGATGGTAATATATCGTGAATATTAAACAATTCTGGATTATACGTTGATTTAATATTATTATAAATTCTTTTTTCAAGTTCTAATAAAAGATCGTCTCTGTAATCTCCATAAGCAATTGTTCTGGATCCGTCATGCCCAACAATTACAGTTTGCGAAGTTCTATATGTGTTGTCTGTAATTTTTTCAGGCGTAAACTTTGGATACATACCTAATTTTGTAGGAGTTAATGGAATATAACTTCCAGTTGTATCACTATAATCTTTTATTTTTATAATATCATTTGCAGTAAGAGTGGCTTTAATATTAACACTATCATCAGTTGTACTAAAAATATAATCAGTACCTAAAACTAATTGTACGTCATTTTGATATACGTAAACTGCTCTATTACTCAACGTTGTTGAACTAAATTGATTGTCTAATGTATATTCTGTTTGCGTAGAATCTTGTACTGTATAAGTTCTACTAGAAACTTTTTCTCCAAATCCTAACATATCTTCATAATAAAATGGCGAGGTATTGGTTTTATTTTTTGTTAAAATTTTTAATATTTCGTCTACTCTATCAACAGCATTACCTTCATACGTTGTACCAGTAGATTGCGTTAAAAAACTTTCTTTAAATTTCTGATATTCTAAATTTGCATAATCTAATGCACTTACAAAATTTGACTCTCTATCAATCAAATTAAACATAGCAGGCACTATTGATCCAATATGCTGTTGTATTCCACCGCCTTTTAAATATGTTTCTGAATGATCTCTAAAATTTGTTACTCCAGGAACAACACCTGTAATCTCATTATTTCTTTCAGCAACATTAATTAAATGATTTGAAATTTGTCCATATGTAAATGTATCTAAAGATTCATTTAATGGATTGTTTGACAACCCGTCTGGTACTTCATATATTCCTTTATTATCTACTTTTGTTGCACTTGACCAAATATAAACTGTTACAATATCATGTAAAGTTAAATCTTTCGCAAATTTAACAAACTTATTTGTTGTACCATTCGCTAATACATAATCTTTATTAAACTGCTTATGTACACCGTTTACCTTTACATCAACTTCTAAATCTAATGATGCAGAATTTTTATATACATCAATTGGAAATAATTTTTTTTCAGTTGCTGTTGCAAAATATGTTCTTTTAACTCGCTGTTTTGAATTTGTTGCTCTTTCTGACCAATTTGTTTTATTTTTATAAGTTAATAATCCTGTAGTTTCATGTACAAATCCAGACGCATACGATTTTATAACAAAGTCATCGCCAGATTTATATTTAAATGATCCAGAATTAACATCTGACTCAAAAACCATATCACCTACATTATTAATTGTATTATATTTTACTTTTAATCCTAATATTGTATCAGTTGTTGCTGTTGTCGATATTTTAAATCCAAATAACGTTGAGCCTGCAAAGTTTGTTGATCCATATACTAAATCGTTTGAAAAACTTACACCTTCGTCGTCATGCAAATCAAATAATGGTTGTTGATTAACTTTAGATTTAATTTGACCTTCAATCCATGTTTCTTCGTCTCGATTTGGTCCTGCTGATGTAGAATAATGTAAAGTTTTTCCTTGATTTACTTTTCCAAATTCAACATAAACTTGTTCACCATCAATTGGATGCGTATCACTAACCTCTGCTAATTGTAAAGCAATTCTAGTTGTTCCTAAAATTGTTACAAAACTAACGTTATAAATTTTATTTCGTACAAGTTTATCTGTATCTGCCGTAAACAAAATCCTCATACCGTCAGTAACTTTTATACCATCAACAAAGTATCCTGTTTGGTTCACCATTGATGAAAATACATCTGTTGTTACATTATCTACTAACGCAACTGATTTTTTTGCAACTGTACCATAATTGTATAATGCAAGATTTGAATTAAATTCTATAATTGGTCTTTTTGCTCTATCACTTTCGTCAAGCGCCAATGCACTGCCATTTGCAGTGGCCGTTGCTTCAATAACAGATCTATGAAACCATCTATTATATCTTGACCAAGCATTCTGATCAACTGCACTTCGTTTTATTGTAATATAGTCGTGTACATCTGGTCTATAAAATGCTTTGGCATACGGTCTAGAATCAAATCCTACTGAATCATATAATATTGTTGTTTCTGTTGCATAAGGTTCCGGAGTAATAAGAGTATCAATATCTGTTAATGTAATATTCTTACCTACACCTTCAACATAAAAATCTTTATCTGCGTAAACTGTTGAATTTACAACATTAGTTCCAAACTGTACTTTCATTCCATTTGAAAGTGCAACCCCTGAACTTGTTGTATAATTTATTGCACCAAGTATTTCACTTGCAACATCAATTTTTGTATTTGCAGTTTTTGTTAAAATTTTTAAAACACCATGCATTGAAGCATGATTACCACATTGATAAAATAAAGAGTCTGGTGCAGTTGTTGGTATTGTAAAAATAACCGTACCACTATCTGTACCATTATTAGTAACACCATTAGTATATAAAACTGACGTACTTCCATCTAATGCAAGACCACTTGGAACTGGTTCTGTCATAATATAGAAAGGATGACCCGATGCATCAACTTTAAACTTGTATGTATTTCCTCTATATAATGTCATTGCTGGATTATTTTCTGCTGGTCTTGTTGAAAACAAATAAGCACTTATAGTACTGCCATCAGCAGTTAAATTTTTTACAGAAATTTCTGTTTGAGCATTTGTGGCATTTGAATCGATTTTTATAGATGATGGGCCATTTGGCAACCAAAAATACTCTCTATAATTAATTAATTTGTCTAAATCAACAAACGGATTCCATGAATATGTTTTTTCTTTTGTTAGATTATCATGATTATCAACTGGCGCATTTAAATATTTTAATTGATTAATATAATCATCATATGTTGCTGTAAACTTAACTTGATCTTGAGGACTAATCGACGATGTATCTTTGTCTGTATAAGTTACGGTAGGTTCTAATTGATAACTTGTTCTACTTTTTGTTGTTGCTGTTAAGTATCTATCAGTTATTGATCTAGTATAAGCATCTAATCGACCAATATACCCATCTAATCTATCTAACTTACCCTTTTGAATAATTTGATCTAATGTACTACTTAAAAACTTTTCATTTGCATCAGTTCTATAGTATGACGGTAAATGAGCAATAGTTCTTCTATATTGAATTCCTTCTTTATCTGTAACTACTTCAAAGGTTTTTGTACTGTTTATTGATTCGTCTGCCATCTTTAATATCCAGTACCACTAACTGTCCCTGATCCGGTTGTAGTGGTTCCTGATACTACTGATGTTGACCTTGCTGTTGTCGTAGTAGTAGTGGTTGATGTTACAACTGTGCCTAATGCTTGGAGTTGATTTGCTCCAATGGCATCAATTATTGATACATCATCAACAGTGGCCCCACTAATGAATATTTCGTTTGATGCACCCGATATTTGAAATAAAGATCCAAATACTTGTCCTGCTTGATTAGGCACAATTACAACTGTTAATAAATCTGGTGCAAGTCTATTATGAATGTGTGCCGCAAGTTCTGTAAAGTAAAAAGTATCACCAAAGTCAAAATTATCTAATGCAAAAAATTCATTAATTGCTTCTACAACCAATGTTTTTACTATCGCATTTGAAATATTTGTCCCTGTATTTTTAACAACTTTAAATGTTGCTTGATATTCTTCGTCTGCTTGAGTACCAAAAAGAATTTTATAAGATACAGAATGATAGATTATTTGATCTGACAATCCTTTTAACTCATCTAATTTTCCGGAATAATTTATTCTTAATTGGTCGGACGTACTAGAAGCAGGTCTTTTGCCTCCACTTTGTAACCATATTCTAAATAAATTATCATATGATCTTTCAAGTACATATAAATCAATTATATTAGATACCGAAGGATCTATTCTAGTATTACTTCCTGCAAAATGTTTATACTGAAAATACAAACTTCCTCTTCCTTTTCTTGCAAGATACTCTGTTGTTATAACTAATGAATTTGTTGTACTATCATATTTTTTAATTACATCTTCGGTTAAATCGTAAAAATAAAATAATTGTCCATTTGTATATGACCCTGGTAATGTAATACTTGATTCGTTTTGAGCAATAACAAAATTTGTTGATGCATACGGTCTATATCTTTCTATGTTATTATCTGTTGAAACATATTTTTCATAAAATACAAATTTTGTAGATTCACTTAAAGTTGGTTCTACTATAATATCAAATAATTCAGGATTATCTACAACTCCATCATCATCAGAATCATAAAATCCAACGTTAACTTTCCGATTATCTTGATAACCATCTGATTCACTAATTGTATCAACTATTTGCCATTCTAACGGATATCCTACTGCATATCCTGAACTAACAAGAACATTATTTTTTAACATAGTCACAGTATCTTTTTTAGTTTGTCCTGTTTTGTAATCATAAATTTTTTCTTGTGGATCAAAATAAAATTTATTTTGTCCTGCTGATTCAAAAATATAATCTAATTTTCTATAAGTTACTGTATAAATTACGCCATCATTAGTAAAATTAAACCACCAACTTTGATCTAAATTAGTGCCTGATTCATCTCCAGTGAATCCTAAACTAAACACTGAACTAGAACTTACATTTGTTGTTGTTATAACTTTCCATTCACCTTTTGTTTCATCATATCTTAATGCAAAATCTTCATATGCAGAAACTCTATCTTGAATATCTGTTTTTAATGTTGTACCAAGTACTGTTGCTAATTGTGGGAATACTCCTTTTACAACGGCATTATCTGGAATAATATCTGCTATTGTAATTGGACCCACTCCTGATTCTAAATTTCCTACTCCACCATTTGCACCATCTCCTACAACTGTTGCTACTTTGGCCCATGATCTATCTTCTGCATTATCAGTACCTGCTGTAACAAATGCTCCATTTAAAAATTCTCTAGTATCTCCTGATGTAAATTTAATTAATGCTCCAGGTTTAACATATTTTAAATTACTAGTAGCATAGTCTCCTACAACTAACGGTCCACCTGCATGAATGTATCCTGTGTTTGCATTGGTACTTGTTGTAGTACTATTCCAATATGTACCTAATACTGTAAGATCTTTTGTACCATACTTGTGATAATAAAATTGTCTTGAATATGCTTGTTTTAATTTCGATTCAACTTTAGTGTTTAATACATTTAAAATATCATTTTTATTTTTAAAAGTAAAAGTAAATGCTGGTGTTGTTTCTTCTCTATATAAAATTCCATCATCTGCAACAACATTTACATTAGAATAAGATCCTGTTGGATCAATTACTTCTTTTGCTCTTGATATTCCTGATGCTGTTCTATTAACTGATCTAATTTTAATAATTTCTTGCGATGCTGACAACGGAACCACATTATAATCTTCTGCTGTAATCATTCTATTTTGTGAATAATAAACTTGTGGTGCTTTTTCTTTAATTGAAAACGTTGTTTCAGATGTGGCTGAATTATAAATTGAATGCTCTAATCCTGTTGAAACTGTAAGAATTTGATTACCTCCATTTTTATCTATATAAGGTATACTAAATTGTATGTTTTTTAAATCTAAAGGTTGAATACTATACTTTGCATTATCCGATGTTCTATAATATACTCTAAATCTTCCTATTGGAAGATCTGCAAAATTTCCATCACCAAAAATTAATTCAATACTATCATCATTTTTTGTAACAACATTGTAAATGCTTCTAATATTTGCTGATAATGAATTATAGATAACATTATTTCCTGATAAACTAGAAACTTGTTTCCATAATTTATATGGCGAGCCGAAATCATCAAGTTGCCATAACCACACATCACTATCGTTTATATTATTAACATTAATTTGTTTAACTAAATTTGTTACTGCTTGATCAACTGTAAACTCTTCTGATGCTAAATTTCCTTGTTTAAACAAAGCAAAAAATCCTGTATTGTTTGATGAATCTCCTGCGCCATCTGTTCTATAAGCATATGAAAATCCACTTCCTGGAATTGGTACTGATTCATATATTACTTCTGCTTCTGCTATTGTTGCCGAAACTATTTCAAATTTCCTTGTAATACCACTTATTGATCTTGCAAATGTATAAATTGGAAGATCTGTATTCCTTGAACTTGTCATATAAATTTCTGTATCAATATTTCCAATTTTATCTGATTCTAATGGTGTTCCAAAAAGTTGTCCTGTTTGATTAACAGCATTTAATATATTAATAAAATGTTCTCTATAATTTGGATTTGCCGCATCATTCCATCGTACGGTCATACCTCCTAGATCTGTTCCAGCACTATCCTTAACATCTTCTGTTGTTGATATTGTACTAAATTTTAAAAGTCCAACTGACGATTTATTTCTACTTGCATTGTAATTAATAAGTCTTGCTAATCGTAAAACGGAATTTCTTCTTGACGCTGTTTCTATGAAATTTTCTCTAGCATTTAAATCAACTCTGAATGATAATGATTGTGCGATATAGGCAATTAAATCAAGTAACGCAACATATTCAGATGATTCTATAAAATCATTAAAGTCGTCTGGATAATTTTCTCTAATATACGATACCATTGTTCTACGAATGGTTTCAAAATCATAAGATTTAAAATCCGCTTGACGGAATGCAGTATAGATCTTTCTCCAATCTTCTGCAACTAATAATCTGTTTTGTCGTTCTGTAGTGGCCATAATGTTTAATAACGATATTTATAGTATTAGTAATATGCGTGTATTAAGATAGACGCAAAGATGAATCTTGATCAAATCTAAATACTAATTTTTCTGTAATATCATATGGAACATAAGTCAAGGATGCCTCGACAGCAATTCCATGGTCATATTGTGTAACCCTAATATTTTCTGTTGAAAGACGTGGATCAGCATTTAATTGTTCGGTTATATCCTCTGCAATTACTTTTTTTACTACCTCTGTTAAAGGTTCAAACAAAGTATCGTATATAATCGTACCAAAATTAGGATTTTCAACCCTTTCACCCTTTCTTACAGACAACCTGTTAAGTAAATCTTGCTTAATTAATTCAAAATCATAAAGTTTAAAATTAGATCTATCTGCTCTTGAACTAAATCCTCTAAATGTTTGCCCTTTTCTATTATCTGCCATTACCAACCAAATACCTTTCCTATGCTACGTTTAACTGAAGCAATTTTTTTATTAAAACTATTTTTTATCGTATCAATTTGAGTAACTGAAACAACATTATCACCTACAATGCTTTTATAAACTTTTTTTGTTTTATTTACATTCTTAATAATATTTGATCCAGTACTACTATTTTGAACATACCCACCAATATGAGGTGAATGAATGTCACCAAGTATATTTCCGGTGGTTGTAACTCCGCTGTTTTTTATACTTGTTAAATCGTTAACAACACTTTTAAAATTTGTAGATATTTTTTGAGATAAGTCTCCATCTACAGATATTATTCCTGATGCATTAGCAAAAACTGAATTTTTAAACAAATTATTAGTATCACCTTTAATTTGTGAAATTGTTTCATTTACTATTGATGAAATATTTTTATTCAACGGTGCTATTGCAAAATCCAAATGTGGATTTTTAGTTATAGGCAACTTATACAACTTGCTGTAATTTTTTGTAAAATCGTTTGCAACTTTTGTTAGTTTTGATACATCTATTGTTTTACTAAGATTATTAAAGTTTATATTTTCTTTTAAATCTGCTTTAAATTGTCCTAACTTTGCAACTATATTATTATTTGTTCTATTCAGTTGTTGTAAATGCTCTACAGTTCCAACTGTGGATGCCAATGACATCCAACTTGAAAACCTACCCTTCCATGGATGACTACCTGTGCTTACAAATTCTGTTAATCCATGCTTCAATCCAAAATGTTCTTCAAATGGTTCATGCGTTGGAACTCTCATACCATTCATTGATTGATTCAATCCTTGTTCAAATTTTAAAGGTTCTCGTTTACCTTTGTTAGAAGTATCAACATCTCCAACTGGCACAACTAAAAGACCTGATAAACTTCGAGCAATCCCTGGATTTGGCGTAATAGTATTATGATGAACTGTTAAGCCTGCAAGGTGGAAATTTCCTGCTGTATGATGTTGCTGTCCTAATGATGCAAAAGATGTAATCGTTCCTGCATCAACTTTTGTTGTAATCCTACCAGCCTTTGCATATAAGTTAATTCCTAAATTTGAATGTTCTTTAATCATCATTCCGTCTAAAGTAATGTCACCTTTGGATTTCATTTTAATTTGTCCTCCTGCGTACATACTAATATTTGCATCACTATGAAAATTCATATTATTTTTTGACCTAATTGACAATCCACTACCTGCGTAAATATCAATAGCACCATTTTCTGCAAATTGCATCCACGCCTCACCTGAACCATTTGCAATATACACAACACCTTCAGTATCATGCAATAAAATTTGATGACCAGATGATGTTCTTAATCTTATCAATTGGTTATCTCCGTCTACATCACCATCATCCATTACAAATGTATGGCCAGGTAAACGATTAACTTGCGTTTCTTTAATGCTATCAGTAGGCCCTTGCTTTTCAAATTTTGCAGATTTGTCTAACGGTCCTGGTGTGCTTATTCCAAATACATTACTAGGTGTTTCACGTCTAGCAGAAGATGATGTTGTTCCTCTATCTACATCTTGAATTAATCCTTGCTTTCTTAATGTTTCTGCAAACGGATGTATAGGTTTTGAAACTTTATCATAACTTCCCCCATTTGTATTCCATGCGTTCCTGTTAAGTTCTCCTGCTGGCACAAAATCTGTTCCATAAAGTGATTCTTTTGATAGTCCTGCATGGGGACCACCTTTTATATCTTGTGGCATTGTTTTTTCAGATGCCGCAATACCAGGTATCATATGATTAGTATAGGCATCTTGTATACACCCAATCCAAAATGCATTTGATATTTTTCCTTCAGCAAAAATTACTAATACTCGTGAATCAATATCTGGTGGTATTGCCCACATACCATACGAGTGTTGACTTTTTTTATAATCATATGGATCTGACCCGTCAGTAACTGCTACACTTTTGGATCCATAAAATGGTGACAAATATTCACATATTACTAATTGGCCAGCAGTCGCTTTAATATCTTTTACAATTGATGGTATAAGAACTCCTAATCTTCCCATTTTTTCAGGATCTACATTTTGCTTAACAACACCAATATAAGGGCCTGAATTTATTTGCTGGTATGAGTCATCTTTTTTTGGCGCTTTAACTGTTGCTATATCACCACTTAAATTTATATTTGTCATTACAATCTATCTCCGCTTCCAATTATAATACTTGGATTTAATGTTTTCAGTTCTTTTTTGACCTGCTAGATGCCAATCACTAAAATCGGTTGGTACAACTCTAATATCTCGATAATCTTTTTCTAGTTCGCTTTTTCTTATATTTTCTTTAATACCCCTTGTGTTTGCTTCTGCATCTGTCTCGTGTGGAGATCTGTGTGGTGCGTCTGCCGGGGCAGTAATAACCACCTGTGAGGCATTTCCGTTTTGATTTTTCAATCTTACCATAGTTAAATCTTGCGTAAATTTTCCTTGATCCCAAGTGCTGTCAACCTGTACAACTTTATATAATCCTGCAAATAAAATTCCTTCTTCACTGTTAAGGTTATAAAATCCAGATTTTTCGTTAATGTCTGTAGGAAATTTAAAATCTAAAGTAACTAATGGTTCCGATTGATCAAAATTAAATGCACCTAACTCATCATCCCATTCTAATCCTATCATACTACCAACTTTTTCAGAAGCGAATACTCCAACTCCTCCTTCAATATCTTCTGGCTTTTCCCAAGGCAGTGGTATTGCAAAATCATGTCCAACAAATCCAGGATCACCCATGATTTGCATATCAACCTTCATCATATCTGCTGTAGGATTAGTCAAATAATCATAAAATTGTCGTGTTTCTGCTGAATTATAAAAATCTGATGTATCTCTGCTATTTGGATCTACAGTAAATCCTTCTCCTGGAGAACTTCGAAAATCCTCAATATTTTTTCCAGTACCATATGTTCTTTTAGCCGTTTCATACTCTTCAAGTTGTTGTGACCCTTGACCCGTTACCGCGGCAGAAGAATTAAACAATCTTGATTGAAAATAGGCATATTTGTAATGAATGTTTAAATCTAATATATCAAGATTCTCTCCAGTAAAAATATAATGATAATTCTTTTTAACAGATTTTTTATAAAGTTCTAAGTTACCACCTGCATTTACTCCTGGTACTACAAAATTCAAAAAATGGACCAAATATGGTTGTACATGATATCGAATAGTTTTTTTTTGCATCATAGTAATATGATCCCATCCTGCTTTTGTATCTGTAGTATAAACAGTTGAAATTATCTTAAACCACGGAACCATATTTTTTTCTCCTGAACCAAATCCTTTATTCCAATATTTTTTAATAAAATTTTCTGCTATATCTTTATATGCATCTGTACGCAACATAATATTTTCAATTGCTTTTGCAATAGAATCGCCATCCCGGAGTTCCATTTGGGTATGTTTTTTATCTTCTAATTCTACCCTCTTTGCTCTTCCTCTTGACAAAGGGTGAGTACTCCTTTTTTTAAATTGCTTTTTGTCTTCTTTTGTATCTTCTGTTGTAAAATCTCCTATATTCCACAAAGTCATATCCTTATCTTCCGTCGCCATTTTATAACTAGAATCAGCGACAAAATATGGATGTATAGTAATTTGATATTCATCTTTATGATATCGAACACCATTTTGTTTTTCTGTTTCTTGAATGTCATCGATACCTTTGACTATCGATTTAAATTGAGAAGTTAGTGTGGTCCCATAAACTTTTAATGGTCCTCTCAAATAAAGAAATCTATTAACCATTCCAAATTCTGTCCATGGAACTGCTGTCATTGTATATCTAGAACCTCCTTGATTAATATCAACCTGTGAATCAACTATTTTTATTGGAAAATATCTTCTTGGTAGCGAAGCAAGAGGTTCTCCTTTTGAATTAAATCCACCATATTCTAACGTTAATAAAAATGGAGCATCTAAATGGTCCAAATAACCTCCGTTATATGCCGCGGCTCTAAGTTTCTCATACAAAGAGATACCTAAAGGTTCTGATAATTCAAATTCTATTTTTGTAAAATTCATAAGTTTTCTATCTGGGTTTGGCGTTGGAACCGATAACATTACAATTTTTTCAAAATATATGTCATGATTTTTTCTTAAAGTTTTATTTGCTGATTCTCCAATTTCTACAGCATTACGTTTCTGTTGTTCCTCTGGAGCATTAACTCCAGGACTCCACGTTTTGTCGACTTCGGGTGCTACTGCAAATCCAGTAGTAGTTCCTATTCCGCCTGTTCTTGCAATAATATCATGTGGTGGATCAAAACTAGATGGATTTTTAATTTGACTTTCTGTCAATCCTGACAATGTCCACTTACAAGTATAACTTGCGTACCTATGTAACGGATTAGGTTTTACATCATTTAACTTTGATTTAGCACCGAGATTAAACTTTATATTATTATAATTTTCTTGTTCTTGACTAGTAGTAGTGTTATCGCTATTATCATCTATATGTACATCGGTATTCTCCATGACCTTGTTCATACCATGTCTTGTATTGCCGATGTACTTTTTATCAATTGTAGTCTTCATATACTTGCCATGCCCTGGATGATAATTTTCTGATACACGGTTCACAGTTTTTCTACCCATATTAAACTCCTAAATCAGATTGCAAGTTACTCATTTTTGGCAATTGTATAGTAACACCCGGCGAAAAATCATATATTGGATCTTCTATTTCGTTTGGATTTCGTTGAGCAAATACCCACCATAATCTTGGTGTACCATATAAATCAAATGCAAGAAGATCTGGTCTATATGCATAAATTCTATCAATAGTATATGAAATATCATCTCCATGCGCCGTTATAGTTCTTGGCTGATAAAACCCTAAAAAAGTTTCGTGTTGAAATGTATTAAAATACGGGGATGTATTTGAATATTTTGCCATTAAATAAATCCTACTCCATCTTTATTTTGTAATTTTCCAGCAACAAAATCTGCCATATTAAATTTCTTAATTGTTTCTCTTGAGTATACTGGTTGAACTTGAACGGTAAACAAACTTTGTGTTGGTGCCCATGTTTCGGGTACTGTAGAACCTGCAGAAAAAGTTTGTGCCAACTTAGGGTGTTTTAACATATCTGCACCCATTTGACTTGTAGAAATATAATCTATTCCTTCTCTTAATTCACAAGTAAACATAGTAACAATTACAGGAATATTTTTAAACACATGATTTCCATATCCATTTAATTGTAATATTGGAGGTGGATTTCCTCTATGTGCACCTTCTTCGCCTCCAAAAAACATTTTTGTAACTGCTCTAAAAAAATGTAATGTTGCAACCCAGTACAACGCATCTTGTTGATTTTGTACAGGAAATTCTGCAACAATTGTTAAGTTAGCAGGTTCTGAATTTTGATATGCGTAAAAAGGATAATTTGCATGAGTAGTCGCTAACTGACTATAATTTGCATTATGTTGTATAATAACTGAAGGTGTTAAAGGAAATACTACTCCCCCTTCATCTGCTAACGGTTTTAATATTGTACCACCACCACCGACACTCATTCCGATATCTTCATGTGCCGCGGCATCTTGGACTTTTTTACCTCCATCTCCAAAAAAGAAGTTATATATGTCTGGTGACTTTGCTAATGTTAATTTTACACGCCAATCAGTTTGATTAGTTCTTTGTGTCCATTTTGCTATATCGTTTTTTGCCATAGGACCTTCAGCACCTTGTGGTAATCCTGCACCAAACAAACGACCTATCGTTTTATTAAAAATGCTACCTCCAGCACCGCTTAAAACTTTTTTCAAACTCTTTGTATCTGGTTTCATAATTTCCGGTTGTTCTTTTCGTCCTTTTTTTGTATACTTTAAACATATTTATAGGCATTATTTTAGGCGTACTTAATCTTCATACGGCACACTTTAACAGACCTGTTCGTGGTCATTTTTAATTGGAAAAAAATTATGAGAAGAGTAAAATATTTAAACAACCGCGACCTCTTGATAGAAATTCATAAGAGCAAAAACACTTTTAATTCTTTTATACAAGATGATTGTTCTACATTTGACATTATAGTACCATCATTGTCTAAAATTAATGTAAGAACAATAGCACTTGCTAAAAAAAATAAAGCAAAAAAACTTACCCAACTGGCTTGGGAAACAGCAAAAATAGGGGGTCAAAAAAAAATTAAACTAACCGATTTTACTATATCACCTAGAAAAATTGATAAACTCGATCTTGTATTCCGTGTAATGATGTTCGACCATGTTCCAAAAGATGCTAAAAGAAAACGAAACCCAAAAACAGTGGCAGATCATCATGTTAAATGTAATTTTCCTCCATTTCAACATTATAAACTTGATAAAAAAGGCAAATTAATATGCGTAGGCAAATCACACTGGGTAGGCGGTATGTCTAATGGACATTTTAACTGCCATCATGGACAAATTACTACTAACCTTGCAAAAATGTATATGAAACTATGCGAAAGATATGGTACAAGAGCAAACTGGAGAGGTTACACATATAACGATGAAATGCAATCACAAGCATTAATGCAATTATCACAAATTGGATTACAATTTGATGAATCAAAATCTGAAAATCCGTTTGCATACTACACAGCGGCAATAACAAATTCGTTTACAAGAATATTAAACATTGAAAAGAAAAATCAAAATATTAGAGATGATTTATTGGAACAAGAACACATGATGCCTTCGTTTACTCGACAAACTCAAAATCAAACAAGTTCTCCTACTTATAAAAAATATATTGCAGATATGCATGGGCCTGTAACAGTAGCAACAAAAAGTTCAATTAAAGAACTTAATCGAAAATTAAAAAAAGAATTAAAAAATAAAAAAAATAATAAAAATGATGATGAAACAATGATTAATCACGACGATCATGCACTTTTAAAATATAGAAAACTAAAAGAAGGTGAAAGAAAGCCTTTAGTAAAAAGGGACTTTTCAGTAAAAAGGGTATTTGGAAAAGTAAAAAAATATTAAATGTCATTTTTTAAAAAAGTTGCTTGTTTTACTGATATTCATTTTGGATTAAAAGGTAATTCACGTGTACACAATGATGATTGTGAAACATTTATTCATTGGTTTATTGAACAAGCCAAAGCACACAATTGTGAAACTTGTATATTTTTAGGTGACTGGCATCATCATAGGTCTGCAACTAACGTTTCTACAATGAACTATACAGTTTCTAATATGGAACGTTTAGGACAAGCATTTGAAAATGTTTATGTCATCATGGGGAATCACGATTTATTCTACAGAGATAAGAGAGAAATTAATTCAATGGAATATATTAGAAATATTTCTAACATTCATATTGTTAATGAGTGGATAGTCAAAGATGATGTTGCAATTATTCCATGGATTATTGGAAATGAATGGACCATTGTTGAAAAAATGACACAAAAATATGTGTTTGGACATTTTGAACTACCATTTTTTAAAATGAATGCAATGGTAGATATGCCTGATGTTGGTGGAATTAAGGCTGAACATTTTGCAGGTTGTGGAGAGGTATTCACAGGACACTTCCATAAAAGACAAACAAACAAAAATGTAACTTATATGGGTAATGCGTTTCCACACAATTACGCAGATGCATGGGATGACGAACGTGGCATGATGATAATAGATTATGGTAATAAACCAAAATATATTAATTGGCCAGATATGCCAAGATATAGAACAATTAAAATATCTGAATTATTAGCAGATCCAGACAAAGTATTAAAACCAAAAATGTATGTAAGAGTTACATTGGATATTAAAATAAATTATGACGAGGCAAACTTTATACGAGAAACGTTTATAGACAAATACAAATTAAGAGAACTACAATTAATACCAGAACAAATTGATCAAGCACAACAACCGTTGGTGCAAATACAAAAATTTGATTCCGTTGATCAAATTGTATTACAACAATTAGATGGTGTTGATTCTGAAACATACGATAAAAAAATATTAATGGCAATTTATAATAGTTTAGATGTTAATAATTAAAGATCTTACAGTAAAAAACTTTATGAGCGTGGGTAACTCTACCCAAGCAATAAGATTTGATAACAAACACCTAATTTTAGTTCTTGGTGAGAACATGGATTTAGGTGGTGACGATGCTGGTGCAAGAAATGGTACTGGTAAAACAACTATTATTAACGCACTATCTTATGTATTCTTTGGCGAAGCACTTACTAATATTAGAAGAGACAATCTTGTAAACAAAACCAATGCAAAAGATATGTTAGTTTCAATAAACTTTGTAAAAAATAATGTAACCTATACAATTAAACGTGGAAGAAAACCTCAAAAATTAAGATTTTATGCAAATGATATTGAACAAAATATAGATTCAAATGAGGCACAAGGGGAAAATAAAGAAACACAAAAAGAAATAAACAGATTACTTGGTATGACCCATGCTATGTTTAAAAACATAATTGCGTTAAACACATATACACAACCATTTCTTGCAACTAAACAAGCAGAACAAAGAGAAATTATAGAACAGTTATTAGGTATAACACTATTAAGTCAAAAAGCAGACTTACTCAAAGAACAACAAAAAGCAAATAAAACAGAAATAACTGAAGAAAAAATAAAACTAGATTCACAAGTAGCATCAAATGAAAGAATACAAGAATCAATTGAATCATTAAAATTAAGAAGTAGTGCATGGCAAACACAAAAAAATGAAGATATACAAAAGTTTAACGAAGCAATAGCAGAACTTGAAAAAGTAGATATTACAAAAGAACTAAATGCACATAAAAAACTTGCAAAACATAATGATGATGTAAAAACATTACGAAGTTTAGAAAAGGAAAAAGCGTATCATGAAGATTCTTTAACTAAAGCAGAAACGCAAGTTGAAAAAACCGAAAAAGATTTAGTATTTGCCAAAGATGCTAAATGTCCTACGTGTGAACAAGAACTGCATGACGACAAACATAAACATTTAGTAACTAAATTAAATTCAACGTTAACTGAATCAAATGAATATGCACTAAAATTGAAAATTGATCTTGTAAATGTGGAAAAAAGTGTTACTGCAATAGGAGATTTAGGTATTATACCTGACACATATTACGATACAATCGATGAAGCATACAATCACAAAGGATCACTTGCAGATTTAAAAAGACAATTAAAACAAACAGAAACTAAACACGATCCTTACGAAGAACAAATTGTTGAATTAAACAAAAGTGCTATTCAAACAATTAGTTACGTAAAAATAAACGAAATGGAAGATTTACATAGACATCAAGACTTTTTATATAAACTTTTAACTGCAAAAGATTCTTTTATTAGAACAAGAATTATTGAACAAAACTTAACATACTTAAATCAACGATTAGCATTTTATCTAGGACAAGTAAGACTACCACATACAGTTACTTTCCAAAGTGACTTAACTGTGCAAATTGAAGAACTTGGTAGAGATTTAGACTTTGACAATTTAAGTAGAGGCGAAAGAAACAGATTAATCTTAAGTTTAAGTTGGGCATTTAGAGATGTATGGGAAAGTCTTTATCAACAGATCAACTTATTGTTTATTGATGAATTAGTAGATGCTGGTATGGATCTATCAGGCGTTGAATCTGCTATGGCAGTACTAAAAGACATGAGTAGAACGCAACAAAAGAATATTTTCCTAATTTCTCACAAGGATGAACTGATTTCTAGGGTGGATTCAGTACTGAAGGTTGTAAAAGAGAATGGTTTTACCAATTATGCTAATGATGTTGAATTAGTTGTGTAATTTTTTACTTGACAAAGCCACATCATACGTGCTTAAATTAAAGATATATTAACTAATAATATAATACGAAGGAAATACACTATGCCAAGAAAAAAGAAAAAAGTAAAAGCGAAGGCAAAGACAAAGAAAAAAGGCAAAAAAAAAGGTAAAACAAAAAGAAGATAAGGAGGACAAACTATGTCACAAACTCATGAGTCTATAATGACCGAGATCCAAAATTACTCTGAAGAGAACCAAAAGTTCACAGAGAAGGGCGTTAAGGCTTCTGCCACTAGAGCAAGAAAGGCTTTGGCTTCATTGTCAAAGTTAATTAAGGCTAGAAGAAAAGAAATTCAAGAGCAGAAAAATGCGGCTAAAACAGCAACAACAACTGTCGCGGCGTAATTTAAACCAATTAAGATCTCATCTAAACAACTAAAGCCTGTACAACAAGTGCAGGCTTTACTATTTTAATATACCTTTTGTAGATTTTTCCCGAAGTATTCCAGAACCGTGTATTCTCACACGAATATGACCATTATAATAATCATCTGATTCTAAAACTTTACGTGCAAATTGTTCTCTGGCCTCTATATATGAAAGTTCTGCTTTTGATTTGCAATAAAAAAGTATTTCTCTTTTAAAATTATCTTTACCAAGTTTTTCCACGTCAGCAAGTAATTGATCACTGCTACCATAATAATATTCCCAATCGCTCGATACAGTATACCTACGTTTATTTCTTCTACCTTTTAATGGTCTACGTGATCTTTTAAATCTTGCTAATTTTTTACCTATGTACATCCTACCATTAGTTGTGTTTGTTATTTGATATACAAACCCTACACATTCTGGTAGTTCATTTACTTCTTTATTCTCATATAACCACATATTGCGATATTTAAACTCAATTTGATTGACTGTTTATTTTTTGTATGTTATATATAAGTGAAGGGCAACAGCATCCTTCCACCAGGCAAACATCACCAGGCAAAACATAACATCTTTGATAACCAGTGAATTACTCTGTAACAACAGCGGCGAATCACTTGATGTACATACAAAAAATGATAGGGCTCTGAGAAAAAGCAACCCTAGGTAGGTATAAAACCAGCATATAGGGATTATATCTACTCGCGTTGGATGAATTAGCGAATGGGTACAGCACAACCGCCCAACCAATTGGTAGCAATATATGATGACTGTGAACTCGCCACAAGAGTTTAAGTTAGTTCGGCTGGAAACAGCCGAATTATGACTGCTCATCTGCCACAAGATACACATTGTACATCAGATTAAAAATGCGTTTGCGTAAATTTTAAAAATAAACTGAGCGTAAGCGAAAGTTTAGATGGCTTTAGCCATCTTTATGCTCTTGGAATGAATGCGTTAAGTAACCGTTGTCTTTCTTCTTTGCCTTGATCTAAATCTTTTACTGTAATTGAACCCATGTAATATCCACCTGGCGGGTGAGCAATTAAATTTAAATCTTTTTCCCCATCATACTCTAAACTAATATGACGCATATTTTCATCGGACGCAATATCTTTGATAACTTGCTGATTAATTTCGTAACCGTGTTTCGGGGAGTCTTCAACAAATAATGGAAGAACATATCCACCTGGTGGTTTTTTATCACCGAGATCTTTTTTCCAAACACCATCTGAATACAATCCCGGTATTTGTTTAATATTATGTTCTCCGTATAAAGCGGCCATTTGTGGACTTATCCTTAAATGAATTTCTATAATGTTTTGTCCTATACATTCAAAATTAATAATTCCATTAAATTCGGAATCTTTTAAATATGTCTCAATAAAATTTGTACACTTTATTGATGACTGAAGCATATTTGCGGATGTTGGTAAATTTTCATCTACTCTTCCTTTATACTCCCAATAATCAAACATACCATCCCACGTAGGATGACCTTCTACTATAAAATAATCAATCCATTCACCTTTAGATACTACGTGATCTATTGACCAGTGTTCACCAGTATATGCAGACATCCAGAATGCACCTGGGGAATAACTTTTTTTAAAGTCTTTTGGATTTTTTATTAGTGTAGTTCCTTGCCCACGTCCTTCTAAATTATGAATAGGCTTTTGGAATACAGGATACTCTTCTGGTTCAACTCCTGCAAATCCGTGCGGTACTTCAAGTGCCTCACACATTTTCACCTTATCATACACCCAATTAAGTGTTGGGTATTTTTTATAGGCATGAATATCGGTTAGTGGAATATCCACATCATCAGGACACTCTACTGACCCGAAAAGAGCCTTATCTTGTGGGGAATACGCACCGAGAAATGACATATAAAATTTAATTATATTCTTGTTGCATTAATTATAGTATACTATAATTGTTCTTCTGTGCTATCGTCTTGTACAGTTGTTGAAGTTTTAATTCTTTTATCTTGTGCTTCAATTTTTTTCTTCAAGACGTTAATTTCTTTATCTTTTTTAGCAATTTCTCTACCAACACTTTTTAAATCCTGATTCGTTTGTTCAAATTTAATCGTTAACTGTTTAAGACGACTCTCTTTGTGTCTAATAGCCAGATGAAGATCTTCCTTCTCTTCGGTAAGGTCTTTGATTGTTGCTTTAAGTTCTTGAACCAAATCTTGGTCAGACATATAAGTGATAATTATCCAGTTTGAATATCCCCATTAAACTATTATATAATGATTTAAAAGAAAGGTTGACCAGTTTTTTTGGTAGTTTCCAAATTTTGTTTTATAATGTCTGCTACAATTTTACGTTCGTCTGTGGACATTACCAAAGATTCTTGATACGTTACACCACCTCGCATATACCAACATATTTTAAGAAGTTCATGTTTAAGATTTTTACAGTCATTTTCTAATTCAGTAAAATACTTTAATAAGTCAGATTCCGAGAGTGTCAGCACCTTTATACGAAAAAATTTGCGTTATCAAATGTTATCGGTACTTGATAAGAGGCCGGTGCTCCTTTTTTAATTTGCTCTTCTGTAGCATTAACTTGAACTGGCTTCATTGAACCTTGCTGTCTAATTTTTATTAATTCCGTTTCAATGTTTTTAATCATTTTTGCTTCTGCATTATCTACAAATTCTTTAATTTGTTGTGGATCAGATACTGTCTCCCCTGTAGGTAAAGTAATCGATTCAATATTAGTCAACAAAAGTTTTTCATTAAGTTGCGTCAACAATTTAAAACTGTCAGTATATTTTTTTGTTTTTTCTTCTGCACTCAATTCTGCCGACTGCGATATTTGAGCATACTGTCTTTGCTGTTCAAATGTTTTTAATTGGGAATCTGTAATTTGTTTATAATTTAATGGTCTAACTTTAATCTTTAATCCATCTGATAATGTTGCCGTATCCTTAACTACCTCACGTGATATATTATCTAACAGACTTGTTAGTCCGATTGCATGAGTAACTGTTTCGTTTATACCTGGTATTGTTGATTGTACATCCATGCTTTCACCATAACTCGCAATCCTAATCCCAATTAATACAGTATCAATATCATAATTTACTAACTGCCATGGATCTAAAATATCAGGCACACACGATTTAATCACATCAATAGTGGCTTGTCCACTCATCATTGCATCTGGTGTTCTAAATGCAAGATCATCCATTGCTGTCATAGGTAAAACTGCGTGTTCACCTGTTGTTGTTTTCTTCACTACGTGAGGTGGGTATAAGTTTCCACCACTAGGAAACTTGATATAAATTGCTGGTTGTCTATAATACTTGCTTAACGGTTTAGTGTTTTCTGTCATTTTTACTTCAATAAATATATATTATTAACGTATGTATGTCTATATTTATATGCGTATATAATGGTGAAAAAATATGGAACCAGAAGTACAGAAAATATTAGAAGAATTAAAAAAAGTTACCAGTTCTGCGGAAATGGCAAAATTTGAGGCTAGCCTTAAAAAAAGCATTAAAGACCTTAAAGCAAAAGGTAAACTTGATGAATCCGTACATAAACTTCTTATTAAAGATATAAATGCTAAAAAGAAATTACTAGAAGTTCAAACAAATCTACAAGAGCATTTTAAAAAGTTTGGTACTAATTTAGGTTTATCTGAAATAGCGGCGGGGAGATTTGCCAAAGGTACAGAGAAAGGTACTAAATTTGTTAGTGGTTTTGGTACGGCACTATACGAAGGTACAGGCTCAATAGCAGATTTTACAGACTCCTTAAAAGCATTTGGACCAATTGGTGAAACAGTTGCAAGATTTGGTAGTACAATATCAGGCAGTCTGGAGATGTACAGAACACTATCTTCTGTTGGTGCTTCATTTAATCAAAGTTTAGTTGAATTACGAGAAACGGCAAATGCGGCGGCATTACCATTATCAGATTTTGTTGACCTTATTGGAAAAAATTCTGAGAACCTTGCGGCACTTTATGGATCAACTACACAAGGTGCAAGAGAGTTTTCAAAACTTTCAGAAACATTTAGAAGAAGTAATATACAATTCCTCGCACCACTAGGTTTAACGGTTGAAGAAATAAACGAACAATTACTTACAAACTTAACACTACAAAGAAGAACTGGAAGGTTTGAACAAACAACAACTGCACAACAAATTCAATCAGGTATGGCGTTAATCAAACAATTAGATAGATTAGCAAAACTTACTGGTATTCAAAGAGATCAATTAGCGTCAACAGTTGAATCTCAAATGTCTAATGAAAGATTCCTTGCTTTCATGAATACACAAACTGAAGAAGTTAATCAACGATTATCAACATTTGCCGCTGGTGTAGGAAATCTAGCACCAGGATTAGCAGAAGGCTTCCAAGACTTAATTGCAAATGCTGGCGTACCAGTTACAGAAGCCGCACGAATGTTAGTAATGAATATACCAGAAGCATCTGGAGTTATACAACAATTAACTGCCGGTACGATTACAACAGAACAGGCAATGGTTGCGTTAAAAACTGCCGCAATTAAATCAAACAAGGCATTAGGTGGTGTAGCACAAACTGGTGCTGTAGAGTTTGCAAAATTATATGGTGAAGTAAACAAACTTGCCACAGCAAAATTAGATTTGACTGCTGTTACACAAGAACAAAGAGATCAACAAGCAACACTTACAAAAGAATTAACACAATTTGAAGATGCATCAAAAAGAATGTCAAGTGCATTCCAAGGAGTAGAAACTAGTTTTATAGGATGGGTTGGAGGTTTTTTAGGAACTGGTACAGGTTCACTAACAGATACTATGAAAGGACTAACCGATGATATTAATAAGATGAGTTCTGGTACTCAAGCAGGCATATATGCCGCTATTGAAGGAATAAAAACAGTTGGCGGAATGATGAGAGAAACCGCTCCAATTACCATGGGAACATACGCCGCATTAAAATTATGGGGACCATTGGGACCAATTGGAGGAGGAGGAGGCCTTGGCAAAGTATTAGGAAAAGCAGGCAAAGTTGCAGGAGGTGTCGCAAGAGCAGGAGGTGTTGGTATAGGGTTAGGCGGTATGATGATGGGAGGCAATATTGCTGACCAGTCTGAAGGAAAAGCAGGCAAGGCAATGGGAGTACTCTCAAGTGCGGCCAGTGGTGCATTAATAGGATCCATGGTGCCAATAATAGGTACAGCACTCGGAGCCGCGATCGGCGGTGCCTACGGATTATTCAGAGCCTCTGACTATGACGACAAGTTGTTTGGTGGTGGTGATGAAAAACGTGAGGCCGGAACATATGGCTCAACAGGTCAAATTCGAGAATCGCGTACAAGTTTAGCAACAATTCATGCAGGAGAAACAGTATTAAATAAAGGCGAAACAGACACGTATGTTGCGAACAAAACAACTGGTGGTGATAATACTAATTTAAGAACATTACCAACAGAAATGAAAACTATGAATCTTGCATTAGCAACTGCCGTAACTGAAATGAAAACCTTCAATAAAAGCGTAAATACTTTGATTGGTATTAACTCAGAAACAATGAAAAATACAGATAGGACACAAAGAAGACTTGCAAACAACCGTACTTCTCTTGTATAATATAAAATATGGCTTGGAAAAAATACTTTAAAGACGCAAACTTATCACCGGTATCAGGAGATGCACGACCAAATTTTGCGAAAAGAAACTATTCATCTTACTTGCCTGCTGTTTATACAGGACACCCAAACAGAATTCAAAGGTATTTTCAATATGACCAAATGGATTCAGACAGTGAAATTAATGCGGCATTAGATATTCTTGCAGAATTCTGTTCACAAACAAATAAAGAAAATGAAACTCCATTTGATATTGTATTCAAAGACGAATCTACTAGTCACGAAGTTAAACTTTTAAAAAAAGCACTTCAACAATGGACTAAAGCAAATAAATTTTCAAAAAGAGTATTTAGAATTATAAGAAATGCATTAAAATATGGAGATTGTTTCTTTGTACGAGATCCAGAAACACACAAATGGTTATATATTGACAATGCAAAAGTTGACAGAATAATTGTTAACGAATCTGAAGGCAAAAAACCTGAACAATATGTTATAAGAGATATTAATCCAAACTTATCAAGACTTTCTGCAACACAAATAACACCAAACCAAGTATATGGTGGCGGTGGAACCACAGGCGGAACATTTCATCAAAATTATGCTGGTGGAGGACAAGGTGTTAATATGTCTGGCGCTGGTGGAGGACAAGGTGGAGCAGGTGGAAGATTCTACAGAACAATGAATCAATACAGCATTAATGCAGAACACGTTGTACATATGTCAATGTCAGATGGTTTAGATAACTTATTTCCGTTTGGACAATCAGTATTAGAACAAGTTTTCAAAGTTTACAAACAAAAAGAATTATTAGAAGACGCAATTATTATTTACAGGGTTCAAAGAGCACCTGAAAGAAGAGTATTTTATATTGACGTAGGTAATATGCCAACACACTTGGCTATGCAATTCGTTGAGAGAGTTAAAAACGAAATTAATCAAAGAAGAATTCCAAGCACATCAGGTGGTGTCAACTATATTGATGCAACATATAATCCAATGTCAATTAATGAGGATTATTTCTTCCCGCAAACAGCAGAAGGAAGAGGATCTAAAGTTGATACACTACCAGGTGGTACTAATTTAGGTGAAATAGATGATCTTAAATTCTTTACAAACAAATTGTTTAGAGGATTAAGAATTCCAAGTTCTTATTTGCCAACTGGACCAGATGATGGACAACAAAACTACACTGATGGTAGAGTAGGTACTGCATATATTCAAGAATTAAGATTTAACAAATATTGTATGAGATTACAAAGTATGATACAAAATGTATTTGATTCAGAATTTAAATTCTGGATTAAAGGCAAAGGTTACAACATTGACAATGGTATGTTTGAACTTAAACTTAACCCACCACAAAACTTTGCACAATATAGACAAACTGAAATGGATCAAAGCAGAGTAAACACATTCACAGCAGTTGCTGACCTTCCTTATATGTCTAAAAGATTTGCGTTAAGCAGATACTTAGGATTAAGTGAAGAAGAAATGGCAAGAAATGCTGACTTATGGGCAGAAGAAAATGCTGTATCACAGAAATCTCAAACAAAAAGTACACAACTACGAGCAGGTGGAGTATCACAAGCAGGTATTACATCTGATTTAGATCAATTTGAAGAACCAACACCAGACGAAGGTGCTCCACCACCAGGCGAAGGTCCTGGACCAGGAACACCAGGCGGAACACCACCAGCAACACCGGGTGGAACAAACACGTTATAGGATTAAATAGTAAAAATGAAACTATTCGAATTTATGAGATATGGAGAACAAGGATTTGAGCAAGATAAAGCATATAATCCTGATAACGATATTTCTATATTAGATAAAAATGATACAAGAAAGACTCGTTTATCATTAAACGACATTAACGAAATGCGACTGGCCTCTGAAGATCACAACGAACAACAAAAAGAAGAGGCAATATTTGTCCAAAAAATGTATGGACAACCAGCACAAGAAGATAATCTCCAAATATAATTCCAAGTAAATATTGTTATGGACGTAGCATTTGTTTTAGGAAACGGTGAATCAAGAAAAGGTATTCGAATAGATAGCCTTAAAAAATTTGGCAAAACTTTTGCCTGTAATGCCGTATATCGTGAAGAAACAGCCGACGTTTTAGTTGCTGTTGATCCAAAAATGGTAATAGAAATAGCAGAATCTGATTACCTTACTAATAATGTAGTTTGGTCAAACTTCAATCAACTGTATAACAAACATCCAAATATCATGAATCACGTACAATTCTTCCAACCATCATTAGGTTGGTCTTCAGGACCTACTGCATTAAAATTTGCCGCGGATCATGACCCTGAAAAAATATACATTTTAGGATTTGACTACCAAGGACATAATAAAAAACAACGAAAAATATTTAACAACCTTTATAAAGATACTAGAAACTATAAAAAGGGTGAAGAAGAAGCAACGTTTTATGGCAATTGGCTAAATCAAACTAAGAAAGTTTTTAAAGATTACCCCAAGATTCAATTTATACGTGTGACTCCACGTGATTGGTTCCGTCCAACCGATTTAGAATGGAATAAAAACTTAAAACATATGGATATTGAAGAATTCTTACAGATACATAATTTACAAATTAAAATTTAGTAAATCATCGTCAAAAACACCGTTTTTGTCATAAAATAGCACCTATTAGCGGTTATCATGTTAAATATGTATTACTTAATTAAGAAAACGCCGATTATTAAAAAGGAGCACGTGCAATATGACACAACCAAGCAATAAATTTGAATCATTGTTAGAATTGCTTATCAACGAAGAAAATGATAAAGCAGAACAATTATTCCACGATATCGTAGTTGAAAAATCGAGAGATATCTACGAAAATTTAGCAGATACAGAATCAAAAGACGAAACTGTAGATGAAACTAAAGACGAAACTAAAGAAGAAACTAAAGACGAAGCAGTTAAAGAAACTGAAGCATCTGATGAAAAGAAAGATGAAGAAGTTAAAGAAACTGAAGAAGATAAACCAGCAGAAGAAAAAATTAAAGACGAAGGAGTTTTTACTAAGGCTCCTGTAGCACCTCAAAAGTCAGATGAAGAATCAATTGAAGAAATCGGTGGCGATGCTACTGACCAATTAGTTAAAGATATATCTTCTGATGAAGAAGGTGAAGCCGATGCGGCTGTCGATGCTATCGCACCAGACATGGATGCAGATAACGGAGAAGGCGGAGAAGGCGACACTGAAGAAAGAGTTTCAGATTTAGAAGATGCTTTAGACGAACTAAAAGCAGAATTTGAAAAAATGATGGGTGGCGATGGTGAAGAAGACAATGGCGAAGAAGAAGCCTTATCTTTAGCACCTGAAGTTGCTCCACTCGAAGCATCAAGACTAGTACCAAATATGGAAGCGAAAGCAGAACCTAAGGAAACTGTAAAAGAATACAAGATCCAAAAGTCTGCGGATAATGCCGACAAGTCTGATAGTAAAAAATCAACAGTTGCATCTAGTAACAAACCAATCAACAGTGCAAATTCTAAAGAAATATTAAAGAAAAGTTCTGAAGATACAGGTAGAGCGGCACCAACAACCGAAAAAATGGTTAAAGGTGAAGTTGCAAATACTGGAGGCAAAGACAGTCGTAAATTATCTAACGTGAAAGTAGACAATAAAGACGGTGCTGATGCTTCAGCAAAGAAATCACCAGTTAATTCAAGAAAATAGTAACTGGATTTTAAAGGAGCGGACGGATGAGTTTATATCTTAGAGAACACCTAACATACGATCAGGCCAGAATGTCTATCTTACACGAAGGCGAGAATGGTAAAGATTTGTACATGAAAGGTATCTGTATTCAAGGTGGCATTAAAAATGCCAATGAAAGAGTTTATCCTGTTAATGAAATAGGAAAAGCAGTCAAAACTCTTAATGACCAAATAACATCTGGTTATTCAGTTCTTGGAGAAGTAGATCATCCCGATGATTTAAAAATTAATTTGGACCGTGTGTCTCACATGATGACTGAAATGTGGATGGACGGACCAAATGGATATGGTAAGATGAAAATCTTACCGACACCAATGGGCCAACTTGTCAAGACTATGTTGGAATCAGGTGTGAAACTAGGCGTATCAAGCCGAGGTTCTGGTAATGTATCAGAATACGGTAACGGCGAAGTTTCAGACTTTGAAATCATAACAGTTGATGTTGTGGCTCAACCTTCGGCACCAGGTGCTTACCCGACTGCAATTTATGAACATCTTTTGAATACAAAAGGTGGCATGAAAGCAAAAGGGTTGGCGGCAGAAGTTAGAAACGATAAAAAAGCACAAAAGTACCTCAATGAGGCATTAACAAACATAATAAAGGACCTTAAATAAAATGATAGACGCAATATCAAAACTAGTTGAATCAGGAGCAATATCGGAAGATGTACAAAAAAGCATCCAAGAGGCTTGGGATTCAAAAGTAAAAGAAAATAGAGAAGGTGTGTCTGCCGATTTAAGAGAAGAATTTGCTAAAAGATATGATCATGACAAGGCGAACATGATTGAAGCCATCGATACAATGATGACTGAAAAATTAAGCGAAGAAATCTCTAAATTTATAGAAGACAGAAAAGCACTTGCTCAAGAAAAAATATCCTACAAAGAAAATGTAGGCTCACACTCTGCCAAATTACAAGAATTCGTTCTTACTAAATTGTCAGAAGAGTTAAAAGAACTACATGGCGACCGTAAAGGTGTTCATGAAAACTTTAAAAAATTAGAAGGGTTCGTTGTAAACGCACTTGCTAAAGAAATTAAAGAATTCCATGAAGACAAAAGAGGCGTTGTGGAAACTAAAGTTAAATTAGTTGCTGAAGCCAAAAAACAAATGGCTAAACTAAAAGAGGCTTTCATACAGAAGTCTGCTAAAATAGTTGAACAAGCAGTAACTAAAAAATTGGGTGAAGAACTTACTCAATTAAAAGAAGATATCACCAAAGCAAAAGAATCTAACTTTGGTAAATCAATTTTCGAGGCATTTGCATCTGAGTACCAGGCTTCTTATCTCAACGAGAAGTCGGAGACTGCAAAACTATTGAAAGTAGTTGATGAAACTACTCTTCAATTAGCAAAAGCCAAGGAAAGCATCGATGAGAATAAAGCGGTGATTGAGTCTAAAAACGCAGAAGCGAGAAAAACTGCAGACTTGATGGAACGTAAGGAAACGATGGCTGAGTTGCTTAAACCATTAGGCAAAAACAAGAGTGAAGTAATGAGTCAACTGTTAGAATCAGTTCAAACAGATAAACTTAAAGCATCATTCGACAAGTATCTACCTCACGTGATGGCTGATAAACCGGTTAAAGAAACTACGAAAGTACTTTCTGAAAGCGGCGGAAACAGAGCACAGAGAGAAGATGCTGATTTAACTTACATTCGTAAATTAGCGGGTGTATAACATAAACTAAAAGGGGAATAGAAACAAATGTCAGAAATATTTGAATCTAAATGGGGCGAAACAAAATCTGCCCTAACTGAAGGTTTAGAAGGCAACAAGAAAAAAGTGATGGGTGTCATTTTAGAAAATACTAAAAGATACTTGTCAGAACAAGCGACTGCTGGTGCTACATCGGCGGGTAACGTTGCTACACTAAATCGTGTAATTCTTCCAGTAATACGTAGGGTTATGCCTACTGTTATAGCGAACGAGATTGTTGGTGTACAACCAATGACTGGTCCGGTTGGACAGATACACACACTAAGAATAAGATATGCTGATACGTCTGCAACAGACAATATAATTGCAGGTGAAGAAGCATTATCTCCTTTCAAAATTGCGAGAGCATATTCTGGAAACGCAACTGAATCGGCGCCTAAAGCGGCATCAACAGCGGCTAAAGAGGGAACTCCAGGTTCTAGACTATCGATCCAAATTTTGAAACAACCTGTTGAAGCCAAATCAAGAAAACTATCTGCAAGATGGACTTTTGAAGCGGCTCAAGATGCACAAGCACAACAAGGTATAGACGTAGAAGCAGAAATCATGGCGGCTTTGGCTCAAGAAATTACGGCTGAAATCGATCAAGAAATCTTAGGATCATTAATGTCATTAGCGGCGGCTGATGATGAAACTTTTGATCAATCTGCTGTGTCTGGTACTGCAACGTTCGTCGGTGATGAACACGCGGCTTTGGCAGTCTTAGTCAATAGAGTTGCAAATAAAATTGCGACAAGAACAAGACGTGGGGCTGGTAACTGGTCAGTTGTTAGTCCACAAGCATTAACAATTCTTCAATCTGCAACAACTTCAGCGTTCGCAAGATCTACTGAAGGTACTTTTGAAGCGCCAACTAATACTAAATTCGTTGGAACTTTAAATGCGGCTATGAGAATTTACGTAAATGCTTACGCGGCTGATGATACATCAATTCTAGTTGGCTACAAGGGATCAAGTGAAGCAGACGCTCCGGCGTTCTACTGTCCTTACATTCCTTTAATGTCAAGTGGCGTTGTATTAGATCCGGCTACTTTCGAACCAGTTGTTGGCTTCTTAACAAGATATGGCTATGTAGAGTTAACAAACACTGCATCATCTCTTGGTAATGCGGCTGATTACGTTGGTAGAGTAGGTATATCTAACGTTAAATTTAAATAATTTCTTTTGGAATTATTTGGATAAACCAGTATAAACAATTAGGGCGGCTTTCGAGTCGCCCTTTTTTTGTGGCTTAAATATCAATATGCATTATCTTTTTACAAACGGCTGTTCATTTATGACAACCAGAAATTTTAAACAACGAACTAGCATACAAACTCACGTTGGAATAGAAATTGCTAAACATTATAATTTTGAACTTACTAATATTGCTAGAGGTGGCCGTGGAATGGATAGAACAACTCTTACCACAATGATATTTTTCGAAAAACATAGAAAGTTCAAAGATACTTTTGCTTTAATTGAATGGTCCGATGCTGGACGATGGGATTACCCAACAAGATTTAAGAAAAAAAAGCATTTACATCCACAACTTGATACCGACTGGCAATCTGTAAGACTAACAGACGAAGCAACAACAACTTTTCTTAATAAAAATGCTCAAAACATAGATCTTCCTGCATTTTTAGTAACAAGATTTTATCATAATGTTTTATCTTTACAATCTTTTTTTAAATCTAATGGCATACCTTACTTAATGTACAATGGAATATGGAACTCAGTTGATGAAGGAAAAAAGGATCATCAAAGTTTATCAAATTTAATTGACAAAAAACATTTTTTTGGGTTTGATAATTGGCAATTGTCTCACTTTGGATTCTGTGAACGTAATAAACTTTGTGTTGGTGCAGGAGATGAACATCCAAATGAAGAAGGTCATAAAGAATTTGCCAAATTATTAATATCGTATATTGACAAAAATAATCTGCTTAAAAAATTATAATCTTTAGTTATAATGATTTTTTTCTATATTCATACGGTAATATCTCAAAATATAGTACTTTAACTCATAAAATATAGTTTCTAAATAATCCAGAGTCGATAAGACTCGTCAACAATAGAAGGAGATCCACTATGGATATCATGTTAAAAGTTAAAGGATGGGCAAAAACATTGGCTGACGTAGGAGTAAGTTTAATTGCGTTAGGAATTGTTTTCGAAATTCTTTTTAATGGTCACGGTATTCCGTTCTGGCCAAATATTTCTGTTATAGGAAATGTTCAGGGCGTACTGCAAGGATTTTCAGACCAAGGTCTGATAGGTTTAGTTGCAGTTTGGATTCTATATCATATCTACAATAGAAAATAATATAGACATCACATAATATAATGATCCAATTAAGGGTGGTATCACAATTGTTGATATCGCCCTTAAATTTAAATTAAAACTAAATTAGATTTTGTTGCTACTGAACGTAGACTATCTTCTGTCTCTGTTTTTTGTTTATCATTCCATTTAAACCTTGCTCGACTACAAGTATTGCAAATTAAATTTTGTTTTGCAGAAGAATAATTTTTATTATAAATTAAATTGTGTACATTTTGTAAATTTTGCCATGCTTTTTCTATACCTAGTTCAAAAACATTACCATAGTTTGTTTGCTTTGTAGCATCATCACAACATAAAACAACAGTACCATCTACAAGAATTTCAATTCTCCTTAAAATTTTTCCTAGATCTAACGTACATCCTTGTACAAAATTTTCTTTATTAATAGAATATTCTTTACTTTTAATCCAAACACCATCACCTGAAGCCATTCTATTATTAAGCCAGTTTGTTTTAATTTTAATAATACCTAAAGTGTACTTTTTAAATTCTCTATGTAATTGTTTTCTTGTTGCTTCATTTATAAATTTATCATTTCCTTCTTTTATTCCTATTCTCATAAGTTTAGAAATATCTGGGTAATTTTTTTTTACTTTTAATAATCTTTGTTTAGTAACTTCCCAATTCACACCCATAAATTTTTTTATTTCTTTTGTATTAAATCCAATAATTGAAATGTTTAATTTTTTAATAAGATGTTTGTATTGATTAATAATTTTACAATTTTTTTCAGTAAAAGAAATTCCGTTAGTAGTAATAATAACCTGCATTTTATTCTTGTCAGCAAGTTCAAAAATTGTTTCTAAATCAGGACAAACCAATGGGTCAGAATATCTCCACGGCTGAATATGTGCTGACCACGGAGTAACATTATATTTTTTTAATAAATTTGCAAAATCATTAATTAAAAAAACTATTTGTTCACGTGACATTTTTTGTGATCTATATTCTTTACTTTCACCAAGCCACGAATATGGACAACAATAACATTTTGCATTACATAAATTTATAGGTTCAAAAGATAATTCAGTTGGTATAGGTAATCTAGGATACATATGAAATATTTATAGGTATAAAAGTTACCCACCCACAAATAAATATATATGTATAAAATGATAAAAATAACAAATGCCAGGTGCAATTAAAAATACAAAAATTGGTAAGTCAGCAGGAAGAATAGAGGTAACTGGAGCATTCTCTAAACAACCAACTCAACCTAACGGATCAAATACCGAGACAGTATCAACTGCATTAGGTGCCTACATTTCTTCACAAAAAGGAAGTAAACTATTTGAAGTAGTATTCACATCTGCGGATGGAATAACTCAACTTACTGAAATGCTAAAATTAACAGCAGATACACCTAATGCTTTAACTCCTGGGCAATTTTGTGTACAAATTATATTAGATGATTCAACTGTGGTATACGTATCAAAATTTTACAACAATACCATACATTGGGTTAATCCTGCTATCACGTATGGAGAACCTTTATCTACAGGATGGCTTTCATATACCTTACGTTCAGAAGGAATAAGTCTATAACAAAGGCAGTCATTTCTTTATATAAATAATAGCAATATGTCAAAAACAGTTAGAACTTACGGCGATTATACCATTAAAGCAGGCGGCGGATCGAGCGGATCAGATAGAATAATACTAGATGCATCTGAAATTAGAGTGCCTGGAAGTCTGACTGTTGAAGGTACTCAAACAACATTAAATTCAGCGACACTTACAATCGAAGACAAATTTATAGAAGTTAATAGAAATAATTCTACAGCAGGTACAGAAGATGGTGGTGTATTTTTTAACCAAGGATCTAATAATCATCAAATTTTTTATTATGATGCTGACCAATCAGAATTTGTTGTTGGAGTAACAACTCAAGATTCTGATGCTACATCAATTACAAATATTACACCAGGAAATTTAAGAATTGCGGCACCAGGACAATCAGATCACGCCACTACAAAAGCATACGTAGATGCACAAATTGCCGGCGGTGGATTTAGTATTGGATTTACAGGTGATGATTCAACAACGGTATCTGTAACAACAGGAAATACAGTTGATATTGCAGGTGGCTCAAACATAAGCACTGCGGCGGCAGAACCAGATACTATAACAGTAAATTTAAATAACGATTTAACAAATATAACTTCAATAACATCAAATGTATCTAATGGAAACCTAACATTAGCAACAAATGGTACTGGTGATGTTGTAGTAGATGATACATTAACATTTTCGGCCGCGGCAAGTACACCAGCGGCAAATACAGTTACAAAAATTTACAATAAAACAGCAGGTGGAGGCGGTACTGGACTGTTTTTTCTTAACTCTAACATCAATTCAGGCTCAGAAGGAGAACTGATAAGTAAAAGCAAAGCAACGGCTTTGGCAATTGCATTAGGATAAAAAATGGCTATAACAAATTTTCAAGTAGGAACAGGCACCGGAACACCGGCGTATACTGCTACGGCGGAAACTGCGGTTACTGTAATATACATTACAAATAAGTCAAGTGCGGCTGGAACAATAGACGTTTACATTACTCCTAATGGACAAGCAGTTAGTGAAAACTTTAAAATTTACAATCAATTAACTATTCCGGCACAAGACACTTATATTATCGATACTGAGAAAACAATTTTAGAAATAGGTGCTAAAATTTTTATTGCGGCACCAGATTCAGCGGCACAATTCAACGCAACGATCTCAACTATAGGATTATAATACTATGGGTAGATTTGTTAAAAATCCAGTACTAGTATCAGGAAGTGCAATAACATCACAAATTGCTATAGGTACAACATCTGAACAATCAGAAAACCCAAATCCAGGCGAAATA